ATACCCATGTGCTAACTAATATGCAAATTTGTGCATTGCTAAGGATTAATAAATGGGGTAGTGTAATTTGTGGTTTGTCTATTGAATCGCATAGTGTCGTGTATTTTGTCCAGCTAGTTACTAACTCTCTCACTTCTGTTCTACACGGGCTTCAAGCTTAAACCTGGTATAAGCACTCGGCTCATAACCGAAAGACAGAGGGTTCGAATCCCTCGGGGCCCACCAAATTATTTACTAGTTGCTCTGTAAGTGCCATCCCAATTTTCTGGTTTGCCTTCTTCCATACGCTCTATCATATTAGCATAGTATTGGCGCATTTCTGGTGGTGATGTCTTAGTTAATTGTTTAGCTAAGAATATTGCGCCACCTTCGTCCCAATTACCATCATAATACGCTTTCAAATATTTCTTATGTAGTTTGTAATGGTCTTCGTGATATGTTGCTAAAGTGAATATTTTAACACCTTCTTTTTTACCTTTAACAGCAATACAGTCTAATTCTATAACAGGATATTCATCTTTTACTTGCTCTGCTGTGTCTGACCCGAGGACCATTTTGACACCGTATGGCTTACTTTGTCCTTCAAGGCGTGAGGCGAGATTAACCGAATCTCCGAGGCAGGTGTAGTCAAAACGCTGACTAGAACCCATATTACCAACCACAACAGTGCCTGTATTAATGCCGAGTCCCATACCAAACGCAGGTATGCCCTCTTTCTCAATCTCCTTGTTAAACGCATCTAAACTCTCCATCATTTCTAAGGCAGTCTTTACCGCCATCTTGGCATGGTTTGGTTCATCTAAAGGTGCGTTCCAAAATGCCATTTGTGCATCACCAATATACTTATCCAAAGTTCCATTATTTTCTATTATTTTTGCGGTCATTGCAGTCATATAACGGTTCATAATTTGCGTTAGACCTTGAACATCTTTTCCATAGTGTTCCGAAATTGTAGTGAAACCACGAACATCGGTAAACATAATAGATAATTCTCTACTTTCACCACCAAGTTTAAGTAACTCTGGATTCTTTTGAAGTTTTTCAACCAAAGCAGGTGATAGATATGTGCCAAATTGTTTTTTAATTTGTAACTTTTGATTTAACTCTGTAATGAATTTTACGGTGTATGCGTGTGCATAAACCAATACAATAGAAAGAATAGGATAAGTGACATCCACCAAAATGTTTTGCTTATTAAATAGAAATAAGCTAGCATAAATGCTACCAGCAACAATGCCAAATATGCCCAAATATCCATGTTTCCAACGTGTCAAATAAATCGCTAATATAGAAAGAACAATAATACCTAAAATTTCTGCACCATCTGCCCAATCTGGACGTTGTATATTTATACCATTAGCAATTGTTCCAATAAGTGATGCTTGAATGTCTTGTGGATAAACAGCACCAACTGCAGTTGATAATGGATTACTGAGACCGGCAGCGGAAACTCCAACTATAACAATTGAACCACCAAAGTCTTTAGGTAAATCAACAGCGGAGACTGATTGTGATTTTTGTGACCAGTCAACCCACACACGACCAAGAGCATCTGTTGATATAGGACCAAATTTAGGAATACGCATCTTTTCTACACCACCTTCAAATAGTTTTACTTGAATAGTGGAATCACCAGAAGCAACTCTTAATGTTTCTAATGCTAAGTTTGGATATACTTTACCGTTGTATGTTGAAACTAATGGAATTCTACGATTAACACCATCTAGTTCTGGTAATGTATTAGTTGAACCAACACCAGCGGCCGCTTCTTCCAATTCGGGAATATTCGCAATTACACCAGTATACTGGATGATTTGATTCATGTAGTCTGAACCAATAATAGCAGAACCTGGACTCTTTGGTGTGTTTTTGGTTACATTAGAAGGTGTGTTAGCGATAACAACTGGATGATTTTTGAATACGGATGTTAACGCTGAGTCACCACCAAGTCTATCTTTTTCAGGCATCAATACATTAAATACAACTAAACCGGCATTATGTTTGTATAGGTCTTCAATTAGATTGGCATAGACTTGACGATTGAAAGGCCATTGGCCATATTTGTCTAATGTCTTTTCATCAATATTGACTGTGTAGATATTGTTTTGTGTTGGTGCTTTTTGTGTGATTAAGGTATCAAAGTACCGTAATTTGATTGACTCTACAAATGTTGGATCATTAAAACGGACAACTACTAGAAGTGATAGTGTTGCTAATGCTGTCCATGGATTGAGTAGAATCTTTGTTATTTTCTTCAAGTTCATAACCATATCCTTTATGAGTTATTATTTTATGTTTTGCCTTATTGTAATATAACCTTGTGGTTTATTTGCAAATTGAAATACATCCATAACCAAATCTTGTATTACCACAATTTGGACTAAAGAATCCTTTGGTAATATAATATTTGCTTCTTGACCTTTTGAGTCGGATACACCAAAATATTTCCAACCAGTTAAAACTTGTTTCTCATAAATTGGCGTAACTCGTGTGCTTTCTGCTGTTAATTCCTCTACTGATTTTTGTATAATTGGAACAACTTTAACTACTTGATTATCAACTTTATTTGTGCTTTGTTGAGCAATCTGTGATTCTTGTTCAGCATTTGCACCTGAAACACCAGTAGATGGTGTATTATTCTTTTCTGCCGACTTTTCTTGTGATGATTTTTGAGCATCTTTGATTGCATCACGTGCAGCTGTTACTAACGAAGCGCCACCTTCAGTTTTGGGTGGAACAACTTGCATATTATTACTAACTTGACGAGAATCGAATCTAATCAAAGTTGGCATTGGAGGTGAATTGCCTGAAGATTCTACAACCGTTGCTTGATATGGTTTATTCATAACAACTGCACCAGCTGGCGTTACTACTTCAATTTCACCAGATTTACAAGTTAACGCCTCGATACTTAAATTAGTGTCATCACATTGAGGCATTAATACAATAATAGAACGACCAATTTCATCTACAGACATAACAAAGTCAGTACCTCGAACGGCAATAGTGGCTGTTGGAGTATTTATTTTAACATTATTGGGGTTTTCGTGAGCTACTGCACCTGAAGCGTACCGAACGGTACCGAGGGCGACTTTCATGGCTAATTTACCAGTACCCTTAGATTTTGGATCATATACAAAATCATCAATAACTAATTTAGAATTTTCAGTAACACTAACCTTAGTATCATCCACAAAAGTGATACTTGTTTTACCTTTACCGGTCACAACAATATCCAACATCTCTACCGAAGCACCTTTGGTACTAGGTAGAGAATTCTTTTGTCGTTGAATATTACTTGAACCTTCTTGTTCAGTTATTGTTCCAACAGCCGAATAAACAATAGTTGGAATAACCAATAACAATAACGCAAGATATTTCATTAGTTCGTTTGGCGAACCACAAATGACCCGTTATTACTTACTGATTTAATATTAATCACATTGTCAACTGTACCAGTTTGTGACATAGTAAAATCATTATGTGTACCAATTAAATCAACAGCAATAGAATGGCCAGATGCACCACCATTTAGTTGTGTTACATTGAATGTGTTATAATCACCAGTAACATTTAAGTTTTGTGTAGCTTTAGGTGCTTGTACATTGAAATTAAAATAGTTGTGGTCACCAGTTACATCAATACCTGAATTTTGATTTGTACCGCCACCATTGTAATACATTGTATTGTTATTACCTGTAAATCTCCAATTAAACACAGAACTATCACAGTTAGCATTAGTACCAGCGCCACAATTAAAGTCAAGGTAGTTTGAATTACCTAATTGTTGAATTGTTGTATTGATACCAACGGTTGCACCATAGATGCTACCGTAAATAGAATTGTTATTACCAGTTTGGATTGATACTAATGTTTGGTTATCACCTCTTAATTTGAAGTAATTTGAACCAACACCCAATACATTAGAAGAACCTGTTTGAGTAATATTGATGTCTGGATTGCCACCAGATTGGTCAATATACACTTTATTGGTTGAAGTTTCCGCTGCTGATGTCACCTCATTTGGTGTATCTGCTGGAATTGCCGGTACTACCGGACTTGGTGGCAATACCACTGCTGGGTCTGCCGCAATCGCTTGTGTTGCTAATAACGAAAACATTACTATTGCTAGTAACTTTTTCATTTACTACTCTCCTTTATGTTTAAACTTCCAAAGTTTTTTAGTTTCACCTTGTTTAATTAATTCCACAATACCTTTTTCAATTGCAGCTCTTGTTGCATATTGAATTGGCTCATTGTAAGTCTGTGAAGCATCAATTTCTAATGCTTTTGTTCCTGTGTCGTAAAATTTCATAACAGTTGTTCCATCACCAGTTGACAGAATATTCTTTTCAATTGTTACTGAAGCTAAAACTTCACCAGTTTGTACAGACACTAATCTCATATTAATAGTCACTTGGTCCTGGCTGTATTGAGTATAAGGACCAATTCCTAATAATCTAATACCTGCCCCACCCGTTCTTGTATTACTATCATACCCGATAATACCACCTTCTAAAATTATACCAGCAAATAATAGTGGAGGTAATTCTTGTTTGTCGCCAAATTGTTCTCTCATTTGGCGAATAATCTGTCTTTCTTTAATTAAGTTATCTAAACCACCACGTTCAGTAACTCTAAACCATTTACCATTTCCAACATCTTGTAATGCTTTAACAACATAAGCATCAGCACCTTGTGTTACGGCAGTTGAGAATAATGATAATGTTGTTGAAGGTTTTCTTTGTCCTGTTTTGTCAGTAAATGTATAAACAGCAATAGTAATTGGTTGACCTTCAGGTTCAGCAATATTATTAAACTCACTTACAACAGGTTTTGATATTTCTGAATCACTGCGAATATCAACATCTTGTAATGGTCTAACAGAAGAACATCCAGATAATAATATAAAAATTAATATTAATAGTTTTTTCATATCATCTCTAAAAAGCAAATTGAGCTATAGGCACTGAAACATATGTTTTATTACCAGCAGCATCTACCACTGTTAATTGAACATCTGTTGCGGTTTTTAACCAAGTAACCGTACTACCATCTAATGAAAAATTACCAGTAACGGGACCAGAACAACCAGAAATAGGTGCACCGTCCGTACCTTTACAATTATTTTGAAATAAATTATTACTTAATTGAGTAGCAAGTTGAGCGTACACTTGACTCGAAAATAATGACATGAATTTTGCCAATGGTGTATTTTGTGCTGCCGCGGCAGCTGCTGCGGCTCGTGCAGCTGCTTGATTTTCAAGAGCTTGTTTAGCTGATTGTTCAGCTTGATAAACTGTTAATACTTGGGTTGTCCAACCGCCATTATTGTTGAAGGATGGATCTTTAAATTGTTGTTGAATTTCAGTTGCGGACGCAACACTATTCAGGCTCAGAATTGCGATTACGCTTATTGACAGTCTTTTTATTTGGATCATTTTCTTGCTCTCTCAACATCAATACGATGTTTATTTTCTGATTTAATCTTATCAAATCATTATCTAACATACGTACACGGTCTATCAAAGCAATTAAAACGGTATTAGCTTCTGACAATACAGGTTTAATTTCCTGTGTTGCCCATTTCCAAACATAAAATATAAGATATCCCATGCCACCGGCAGCAACAATTGGGAAACCGTACTTATTAACTAAATCTACTACATCCATTAATCTCTCCTCGCATCGTTTTTACCATCAGCACGAGCAATACGGTCTACGTCAGGTTTAACACCCATTGCGTTAGACATTAATGTATCAATACGAATAACATCATGGTTCATGGTCTTGACACGGTTATCTAAAGCCGTTATAATCCCACTTAAACCTTTTACTGAACTCATTACTCCAGCAAGGATAAATTTTAATGTTAGAAACACAAAGTATCCACCAGCCATTGCAGCAGCAATTGGAAAACCTAATTCAGCAACTAATTTAAAAAAGTCCATGTTAATACCTTATCATATTACTAATGTATTTATGCTTGACAGTTGTTTAAAAATGATATATAATCTATTACTTGATAAAAAAGGAGTTGTAAATGGATATTATTGCTTTAAAATTGATTACAGGTGAAGACATCTTAGGTGAAGTGGAATCTCAGTCAGAAACAGAATTTGTGTTTGTAAATCCAGTGGGCATCTCAATTGTTCGTGGCCAAGATGGCAAACCTAATGTTGGTTTCATTCCTTTTCCAATGCACGCAGAACAAAAGAGTGGTTCTACAGTTGCCATTAAGAAGAAACATGTAGTTTATGATTATGTACCAGCGGAAGACTTTATTACTAATTATAACCAAATCTTTGGTTCAGGCATCATCACACCTCCAAAACAAATCATTACAGGATAAGAATGTTTTATACAAACGTCCAAACAAGTGGTAATTATGTCTTATATCGAGGCGTAAAAGATGGGAAACGATTCAAACAAAAGATTGAATATCAACCAACATTATATGTACCGGCTAAGAAGGTTACAAGTTACACCAATCTAAAAGGTGAATACTTGGATACCATTAAGCCGGGTGGTTTGCGTGATAGCCGAGACTTTGTTAAGAAATATACAGATGTTGATGGTTTCTGTATCTATGGACAAACTCGTTATGAGTATGCGTTTATTGCCGACCAACATTCTGGTATGGTCGATTGGGACCAAGACCACATTTCAATTGCCGTAGTCGATATTGAAGTTGGTTCTGAGAATGGGTTTCCAGACCCATATCTTGCTAATGAACCAATCACTGCTATTGGTATTAAATACCTAAATGGTGCAATGTATGTGTTTGGATGTGGCGATTACCAAACACAAGGTAAAGAAATATATGTTAAATGTAAAGATGAATATACCTTGTGTAAACGATTTATGGAACTGTGGAATAAACAATGTCCAGACATCATCACTGGATGGAACATTAAGTTCTTTGATATTCCCTATTTGGTCAATCGTTTTCGTAAAATTCTAGGTGAAGAAGAAACTAAGAAACTATCACCATGGAATTATATCTCGGAACGTAAAACCACAATCAATCAACGTGAAATGATTGCGTATGATATGGTTGGAGTGGCAACACTTGATTATATTGAACTATATAGATGGTATGCTCCTGGTGGTAAGTCACAGGAGTCCTATCGTTTGGACCATATTGCTGAAGTTGAGTTGGGCAAGAACAAACTTTCGTATGATGAATATGATAGTTTACATGCACTTTATCGTTTGAACTTCCAAAAGTTTATTGAATATAACATTGTTGACGTTGAACTTATCGTGGAATTAGAAGATAAGATTAAGTTACTTGAATTGGCCATGACCTTGGCTTATGATACAAAATGTAATTATGAAGATGTATTTGCACAAACTCGTATGTGGGATGCACTGACTTATTCTTATCTATTGAATAAGAACATCATTATTCCACCGAGAGAAGTAAAAGAAAAAGACGGTATGTTTGAAGGTGCCTATGTTAAAGAAGTTCAAGCAGGTAAACATGATTGGGTTGCTTCGTTTGACTTGAACTCATTGTATCCTCACTTGATGATGCAGTATAACATTTCACCAGAAACTTTGATTGAACCTCAAGATTATACAGAACCAATGCGTAAGATTATATCTGACGGTGTTTCTGTGGATAAGATGTTGAAGAAAGAAATAGACCCAGACCTTTTGATGTCGCAAAATGCGACCTTAACACCTAACGGACAATTCTTCAGAACAGACATACAGGGTTTCTTGCCTGCTATGATGGAAGAGATGTATGAAGACCGTAAGAAGTTCAAAAAGATGGCATTAAAAGCCAAACAGGAATATGAAAACGAAACAGACAAAAGTAAGAAGTTTGAAATTGAAAAACGTATTGCCAAGTTTGAAAATCTCCAACTGGCAAAGAAAGTTTCACTCAATTCAGCTTATGGTGCTTTGGGTAGTCAGTATTTCCGTTTCTACGACCTTCGTATGGCATTGGGTGTCACAACTGCTGGGCAATTAAGTATTCGTTGGATTGAAGCTAAACTCAACGAATTTATGAATAAACTCCTAAAAACGGAGAGCGATTATGTTATTGCGTCTGACACTGACTCGATTTACCTTAAACTTGGTCCTCTTGTTGACCAAGTATTCAAGGGAAAATCGGAGACTCCTGTACCTACAGAAAAGATTATCACATTCATGGATAAGGTCTGTGAAGATAAATTACAACCTTATATTGATAAAAGTTATCAAGAGCTTGCTGATTATGTCTGTGCGTATTCTCAAAAAATGCAAATGAAACGTGAAGCCTTGGCTGACAAAGGTATCTGGACTGCCAAGAAACGTTACATTCTAAATGTATATAATAATGAGGGGGTACAATACGCTGAACCTAAGATGAAAGTCATGGGCCTTGAGATGATTAAGTCATCAACTCCAGCTGTTGTTCGTGGTAAGATGAAAGAGTCTATCAAAGTAATGTTGAATGGTAAAGAAGAAGATATGCACAAGTTTATTGCTGACTTCCGAAACGAATTCAAAACATTACCAGTGGAAGATATATCATCTCCTCGTGGTTTGAGTGGTCTGAATGAGTATAAAGATTCGGTAACGATATATAGGAAAAGTACACCGATTCATTCTAAAGGTGCATTAATCTTTAATCATTTTCTCAAACAATATAAATTGGATAAACAATATCAGTTAATTCAACAAGGCGAAAAGATTAAGTATATCTATCTTAAATTGCCTAACACATTCAATCAATCGGTAATTTCATTTACCTCTCGGATTCCAAAAGAGTTTGACATTGAGAAGTTTGTTGATTATGAATTACAGTTCAATAAAGTATTCTTAGAACCAATTAAGATTATTTTGGATTGTATGAATTGGTCTACTGAGAAACAAAGTTCACTAGAGGATTTCTTCGGATGATACAAATTTTACTAACATTCCTTGCAGCATTTTTGTTGTCAGGTATTGCGGCCTACTATTCTGTAGTAGGTCTTACTTCAATATTTGTGGGTGCTTATTGGTCTGTTGTTATTATGGGTTCGTCATTGGAATTTGCCAAGTTGGTAACTGCTTCTTGGTTATATCGTAATTGGAAGACTGCACCTTGGACATTGAAATCATATTTAACCACTGCTGTGTTATTACTAATGTTAATCACATCAATGGGTATATTTGGTTTCTTGTCTAAGTCTCATATCGATTCCACATTAAATGCTGGAGTTAATACTGTTGAGTTGAATACACTAACACAACAAGAAACAATCTTAAAAGATAAATTAGATTACTTGTTGAAACGAGCTAAAGACCCATCAACAGCGTCCAATAAATTGGATAAACAAATCCAAACAACACAGAAACAACTATCTGATGTCAATGAAAAGAAGATGCCATTACTTAAAGAAAGTAATAAGTTATCGGCAGACATTGGACCAATCAAATATGTTGCTGATATGTTTTATGGTAAAGATGAAAATGGTGTAGATAAAGCAGTAAGAATGGTAATAATGTTAATTATGCTTGTCTTCGACCCATTAGCTGTGTTATTATTGATAGCAGGTAATATCTCATTGGAGAAAAGGAATGATGAAACACAAAATGAGGAGTTGGTTATTCGAGGCAATATGCAAACACCGCCACAGGAGAGAGCAGTGGCCACTTCAAGTATGGAGAAGGTTCAACGCCCAAGTGAAGAAACAAATGAGAACATGGAAAAAAGGACGATTAGTATCAGTAAAGAGAACATCGCTGAGGTTTCCAACCCAGAGGTAGAAGAAACGCATCACGCTGAAGGATTATTTACAACACAACAAAAAGGATGATTATGAAAGTATTGAAGTTTTATGCAACTTGGTGTGCACCTTGTAAAGGTTTATCAATGGTAGTTGAAGGCATCAAAGACCAAGTAGAAGTGCCATTTGAAGATGTTAATATTGAAGAGCAAATGGAGTTAGCCGCCAAGTATGGTATTCGTTCTGTCCCTACTATGGTCATTGTCGATGAAGATGGAAAAGAAATCAAAAGACAGTCCGGTATGTTAAATGAGGAACAACTATTAGCATTTATTGATGTGGAGTAATTATGGGTATTTTAGATAAGATTAAGAAAAACAGTAGTATCAAAGAGTCAGCAGTATTGACCGACTCTAAATTCTTTACAGATAAGGATATGATTCCAACTTCTGTGCCAATCATCAACGTTGCTTTGTCAGGTCGCCTTGATGGCGGATTAACACCAGGACTTACCATGTGGGCAGGTCCTTCAAAGCACTTCAAGACAGCATTTAGTTTGTTAATGGCTAAGTCATATTTGGACCAATATCCAGAATCAGCATTGTTATTCTACGATTCAGAATTTGGTACTCCACAGGCTTATTTTGATTCATTTGGTATTGACACCGACCGTGTGTTACATACACCAATCACAGACATTGAACAACTTAAGTTTGATGTTATGCAACAAATCACAAACCTCGAACGTAATGATAAATTGATTATCGTTATCGATTCTATTGGTAATTTGGCTTCTAAGAAAGAAGTTGATGATGCCTTGGAAGGTAAATCTGTTGCTGATATGTCAAGAGCAAAACAAATCAAGTCATTGTTCCGTATGGTAACTCCACACTTGACAATGAAAGATATTCCAATGGTTGTGGTTAATCATACTTACAAAACTATGGAAATGTATTCTAAAGATGTAGTTGGCGGAGGTACAGGTTCTTATTATTCTGCTGACAATATCTTTATTCTAGGTCGTCAACAAGAGAAAGAAGGGACTGATGTTGTTGGATATAACTTTATCATCAACGTTGAAAAGTCAAGGTATGTTAAAGAGAAGTCTAAGATTCCTGTTACAGTGTTGCAGAAGTCTGGTATTAGTAAGTGGTCTGGTTTGTTGGATATTGCTTTGGAATCTGGTCATGTTATTAAGCCATCCAATGGTTGGTACCAACGAGTTGACACGACTACGGGTGAAATTGAAGAAAAGAAATGGCGAATTAAAGATACTGATAGCAAAGATTTTTGGACTCAAGTCCTAGATGATAAAACTTTCCAACAATTTATTATTAACAAATATTCTGTTGGTCTGGGTGACATTATCCAAGATGAAGAAATTGCCGAGGTATTTGGAGATAAAGATGAGTAAGTTTGTTCAAGGTGTTGATTATGAATATGTTGTAGATGATAAAGATGTAAATTCTGTCCATATTAAATTGATGACTGGTGAATATGCCGGTACAACTTTTAAGTATGGAAAAGTAGGCATTGACGAAAGGGATGGAAAAGCCTATTTACAATTCAACTTTGATGTGATACAATCACCTATCAAAAAGTTAGAAAAAATGTTGGAATTTAGAAATCACATCGGTGATTTATTAACCGAAATTATTAGCAGTCAACTTGATATTGAAGAGAGTTATATTGATGAGAACCGAACAGACGATCCTGAAGAATCTGATATTTAATGAAGATTATTCCAGAAAAGTTCTGCCATTCGTAAAGCCTGAGTATTTTTCAGACAGAACCGAAAGACTCATTTACAAAGAAGTTAACGACTTTATTTTAAAGTATAATGCGTTACCAACTTTTGAGTCTTTGGTTATTTCTGTCAAAGATAAGAACGGACTACAAGAACAAGAGGTCAAGAATTATGTTGACTATCTTGGTGAAATTAACAAAGATAAATCTGAAACATCCAATATGGAATGGTTACTTGACACAACTGAAAAGTTCTGCCAAGAGAAAGCAATCTACAATGCTGTTTTGGATTCTATTCAAATCCTAGATGGGAAAGATAAACAAGGCCATGATAAAGGTGCAATCCCTCAAATATTATCTGATGCTCTTGCTGTTACCTTTGACACGAATGTTGGGCATGATTATCTACAGGATTCCGACTCACGTTATGATTTTTATCATCGTAAGGAAGAACGAATTCCCTTCGACTTGGACTATTTTAATAAAATTACTAAGGGTGGCCTCCCAGCAAAAACACTTAATATTGCGTTGGCTGGTACGGGAGTTGGTAAGAGTCTTTTTATGTGCCATGTTGCCGCTGGTGCTATGGTACAAGGTAAAAATGTATTGTACATCACATTGGAAATGGCTGAAGAAAAGATAGCAGAACGTATTGATGCTAATTTGTTGAATGTTAACCTTGATGACTTGATGAACTTACCTAAAGACATCTATGACAAGAAAGTTGCCCGTGTCAAGGATATGTGTACCGGTAAATTGATTATCAAAGAATATCCAACGGCATCTGCTTCAGTATCTCACTTTAGGGCTTTATTAAATGAACTTAATCTTAAACGTAATTTTCTGCCTGATATTATCTTTATTGATTATCTTAATATCTGTTCTTCATCTAGGCTTAAAGTTGGTTCGAATGTTAACACCTATTCGTACATTAAATCAATCGCTGAAGAAATTCGAGGACTCGCTGTTGAATTCAATGTTCCTATTGTTTCTGCTACACAAACAACCAGAAGCGGTTTTACGAGTTCCGATCCAGGACTTGAAGACACTAGTGAATCCTTTGGACTCCCAGCCACCGCAGACTTGATGTTTGCTTTGGTTTCTTCTGAGGAACTTGAAGCACTTGGTCAGATTATGGTTAAACAATTGAAGAACCGATATAATGACCCAACATATCTAAAACGATTTGTTATGGGTGTTGACAGAGCTAAGATGAAGCTATATGATGTAGAACAATCAGCACAAAGTCTATCGGATTCTGGCCAAGATAAACCTCTGAACTCATTTGGTAATAACGAGAAGCACGATAAACAGAAGTTTTCTGGTTTCAAAGTATGATGATAAACATAATTATTACAGGCACAAAGTCGGAGAAGTTAAAAACTATTCTGACTGAAGCCTGTATGTTTTATTTGAAGCAACTTGGATTTCGTAAACGAAAAAGAGTCTTGGAGATTTTCATAAACATAGGACACTTTGATGAATATGGTCTATGTGAATTTAATGATGACTTTTATTGGCCAGAAATTGCCATACAAATCAATAGAGATTATGGCCATGAAGAAATGTTAAAAACATTGGCACATGAAATAGTCCATGCTAAACAGTATTTAAGAAAAGAATTAAAACAAATTGGCAAACAGTTATATTGGATGGGTAAACCATCCGATAATGAAGAATGGGAAACTGAAGCTTACATCCGTGAAGAACGATTATATGGTGAATATTTAAAATGGAAATAACAAAAGAAGATGCACTTTATGTATCTAAGGCTTTCGGTGATTACTTTAATGACTTTGAAAGCATTGAACAATACATGCGAGATGAAAAACTAAAGTCATTAGAGGATTTACCTCAAACATTATTTCCATTGGAAGATGATTTGTTTTCAGATTTCTCAATGCACCCAAATGACATGGACTTAGAAGTGTGTGAGATTCCAGGTGAACAATGGGAAACATTGATGAAGATTACCTCTTCACATATCAATAAAGCACCAGTTGGTCGTAATATCCAATTGGCAGTCCGAGAAAAGAACACTAAAAAGATTGTTGGTTTTATCCGTCTAGGTTCTCCAGTCATTTACATGAAACCACGTAATGATATGATGGGCCAAGTTTGGATTCAGAATCCAATTTCAGCTAAACGATTTAATGAATCTACTATTATGGGATTCGTTATCGTTCCATCACAACCATTTGGTTTCAATTATCTTGGTGGTAAATTGTTGGCTGCCATTTGCACTTCACATGAAGTCCGTGAAATCTGTAATAAGAAATACGGAATGAATCTATGTCTATTTGAAACAACCAGTTTGTATGGTTCATCTAAGACAGTTTCCCAATATGATGGCATGAAACCTTTAATTAGATTTAAAGGTCTAACCGACTCAGACTTTGTACCAATGATGCACGGTGACAGATATTGGGCTCTGAAGAAATACTTAGAAGATAGATATGGTGATTTGTTGGAAGGTGAAGATTCATCAACTAGTCGTAAACTGAGAACATTCACCAAGATGATGGCTTTGACAAAGGCTGCTTTAAAAGGTTCACCAGATGGTGTGGAATTCACCACAACGATTGAAAAGGCCAAATCACTAACAGAACAAAAGCGATACTTTGTTTCTGATTATGGATACAAAAACATGGTCGACTACATGATTGGTAAAGATGATGTTTTGGTGCCAGGTGAGAACTATGAGAAACATAAATTGGAAAATATTGTGGCATGGTGGAAAAACAAGGCATCTAATCGATATGATAGTCTAAAAGCGGATGGTCGATTGAGAAATGAATTGGAAGTTTGGAACAACAATAAAGACATCCAGATAATTAGATAAATACTTTTATTTGAGAATAATATGGCAACAAAACCTAGTGCTTCACAACTTACTGAAATGCAAGAAAAAACATCCGCCTGGATTTTCGACCAAGCTTTAAATTACAATCGAAAATACAAAAGTGCTGAGGATATTATCAGTGATGATAAATTCAAAAAAGAAATTATAGGTACAACAAGCAAAAAAGGAATTTACCCTTACGTTGATTTGTTGTGGATTAATAGTTTTTATAAACAGCAAAAACGATTCTTGGATGAATTCTCGGATGCTAAATTTAAAGAATTTAGCGTCAAAGGTGGGTTTATGGATTTTGTATCTAAATTAGTAAATCAAAAGTATGGAATTTCTAAAAAAGATGCTTGGAATCCTGCGGATGTTTGGTGTGTGCAAAATGAGTCACAGGTTGTTAAACAGGTAAAAGATGCAATTGAGAATAACAATAATGTTGAAGAATTGAATGCTATATTACGAACTTTATTTAAAGAAAGAAAAGTTGTTGGCATTTCATTAAAATTAGTGGATAAACGAGTTGATGTGGCTAGATATCAGGAAGTTAACATTAAAGAAGGTATTTTATTTCCTAGTGGTAAACATCCATCATTTATTATTTCAGAAACAACCTGTGATTTGAAAACTAGAAGTGATGGTTTATTCAAAGCCAATGATACTAGAATATATTTCACAGTTAATTATACAAAAGAAAAAGTACCTTACGCTCTAACTGTTCGAACTACTGGAAGAACTTATAGACCGGGTAATCTTCAATACAGTTTTAGTGAAGAAGGTGCAGCTGCTCAGATTGGTAAAGCGCCAGTTAATTTAGTAGAAAAAGCTGCTAAGAATTATAATATTAATTTGAATAATAAATGGCAGAATTATCCATCTTCTATTGTTGAATTTAATTCGCAAGAGAAAAAGTATAGAGATATGTTTGATAAAATTAAAACTAAAGTAGACACTAATGGTGTAACTGATAGTGATGACTTCGTTATGTCTATTTCTAAGATGTTTTTAGATCCAATGAATTATGGAACAGCTAACTCAAAATTAATGCAAATTGAATTTTTATATCAATTAACTTCTTTATCTAAAAAAGATTTTGAAGGTTTTATAACAGATTTATTTTTCTTGGCTGAAAAACGTGGTAAAGGATTTGGTCCTTTTGGTAAATTATATTAAGGTGAAATATTATGGCACTAACACTTGACGCTCAAAACATATTAAAACAATATCAAAATGCTGAGGATGATTTTGGATTCTCAGCAGTATCAGAAGAAGAATACAATTCAGTTATCAGTAAAAGTGCTGAGACCGCTGATGATTATAAAACTAGATTGGAAGAAGTTGAGAAATTAATCATTCCATTTCTACAAAAACTTTATGCTACATCCGATAAAGAATACATCTATTGGCCCAATCGTAAACCTGTTATAGAAAACCAACTAAATAAAATATTGAAATTGACACGTGGATAGATTATGTATATTTTTGTTATTACTTCAACACTCAATCCTAAGATTGGGCTGTTAAGTCCTGAAGTTCGATATGAACAAACTCTCAATACCATTAAGTCTATTAGAGAAAAGGCTAATGGGTCACTTATATTATTAGTGGATTCTTCTCCACAACCTGTTGAACAAACATACATCGATGATATTAAATCTAAAGTGGATTACTTTATCACACTATCAAATCATACACATGCCATTGAATTGGGAAATGCAGGCCTAAAAAGTCCTGCTGAATGTTATGTGATGGTGATTGCTTTAGATATTATTCGTAATTTGGCTTTGCCAGATATTAAGAGGGTGTTTAAGATTACGGGTCGTGGTGAATTAACCGATAGGTTCAACATTGAAGATTATGACAATCCTGAAATGAACGGTAAATACGTTTTCAAAGCAAGTGTGGAATCTTGGATGGCAAGACAATTGAGATTGGTTGATACTAGACTTTGGTCGTTTGATTATAAGATGTTTGAAGAAGTGAATCAATTAGTTAGAGATGCCTATTCTGATTGTATGGCAACTCGTATGGATTTAGAGCATACATATTATAAACTGATTGATAAACAGAAACTTTTTGAGAAAGATGTTATTGGTATGAAATGCCAGTTAGCATCTGATGGAGTAATTATTGATGAATAACCCGTTAGTCACTATTATCACACCGACAATCGGCACCAAACATCTACAACAAGTTGTGGATTCTGTAGCAAAACAAACTTATAAAAATGTTCAACATTTAGTTGTTGTTGATGGTAAAGAACACCGTAAAAAAGCAGAACAACAAATTCACCATAATGTTGATGTTATGGTTTTACCATACAACACTGGATTTGACCAATATAATGGTCATAGAATTTATGGCGCTTCTACTTTTTTAGCAAAAGGTGATTATATTATTTTCTTAGATGAAGATAATTGGTTGGAACCAAGACACGTTGAATCTCTAGTAGATTCTATTGGAGATAATGCGTGGGCCTACTCCTTACGTAAGATAGTTGATTCAGAAGGCAAATATGTATGTAATGATGATTGTGAATCGCTAGGCAACTGGCCGTCAATTCTAAATGACTATTTTGTTGATGTTAATTGTTATATGCTTCGAAAAGATATGGCTCTAAACTTTGCGCCAGGTTGGTATCGTAGAGCTAGACATCCACAAGAGCAACCAGAAGTTGACCGTCTATTAAGTCAATGGTTAAGACAGAATAATTTCAAAGCAAATTGCACTGGATTGTATTCAGTGAATTATAGAGTGGCCAGCCGAGCGGACTCAGTAACAGGTGAGTTTTTCTTAAAAGGTAATGAATATATGAGTCAAAGAATGAACGGAGATTGTCCATGGCGAAAGATTTAATTATTGGTGTATTTTCAAACTATGGTTATGATGATGTTAAACCGTGGGTAAAATCTGCTAAAGATTGTGGGTTTGAGGGTGATGTTGTTTTAATTGCTATCAATGCCTCAGAAGAAACATGTAAAAAAATTGAAGATGATGGTGTAATAGTTATTCAAGCCGACAAACGTGGAAACTCCATGATACATATGGAACGATTCATTCACATTTATAATTACCTATCAGAACATCAAGGTGAATATAATTGGGTAATCTCAACTGATGTGCGGGATGTTGTGTTTCAAAAGAACCCATCTGAATGGTTAGAATTGATGCCAAGTGAAGTCATATCGTCAGGTGAAGCCATTCGTATTAAAGATGAACAATGGAATAGAGATAACATCATTAAGAACTTTGGTTGGACTTTCTATGAAGATATCAAAAATAATATTGTCCAATGTGTTGGTGTTTTAGCTGGTACATCAACCTACATGAAAGATTTAGCTTTTTACATTTATCAAATGTCATTGAATCGTCCAGATTGGGTTGCTGACCAAGCGGCATACAATATGATTATCCATAATTCTCCTTGGAAACAATTAACTCTACACACCGATTTAGCTCATGCTTGGGCTATCAATGGTCATGTTACTAACTATGAACCAGATATGGCCAAATTTGGACCTTACTTATTAGAAGGTCGGCCATATGTTGACAATAATCAAATTGTAAATGAAAATGGTGAACCATTCTATATTGTACATCAATATGACCGAGTAAGAGAATGGAAAAAGATAGTGGAAGAAAAATATGGTGTGAAGATTAAATCTCAATATACACCAGATATAGATAATAGTATGATTATAATTAATACAGGAGTTTAATATGAAGTGTTTAGTTACCGGCGGTGCTGGTTTTATTGGTTCAAATCTAGTTGACAAGTTGGTTGAACTAGAGTATGATGTCTCTGTGATTGATGATGAATCGGCAACGGCTCACGAACATTTCTATTATAATCCAAAAGTAAAGTATTACAAATATAGTATTTGCGACTATACTAATACTCGACCATTGTATGATGGTGTTGATTATGTTTTTCATTTGGCAGCCGAATCTCGTATTCAACCTTGTGTAGAAAACCCATTGATGGCGGTTCATACGAATACCATGGGAACTACACAAGTATTACAATGCTCACGTGAAGCTGGTGTTAAACGTGTTATGTATTCATCTACTTCATCTGCCTATGGATTGAGTAACACACCGCCTTTGAAAGAGAATATGGTTGAAGATTGTTTGAATCCATATTCAGTATCTAAAGTGGCCGGTGAGAAAATGTGTAAGATGTATACAGACCTATTTGGCCTTGAAACAATTACATTCCGTTACTTTAACGTATATGGTCCAAGACAACCACTAAAGGGTCAGTATGCACCTGTTATCGGTCTATTCTTACGCCAATGGCATGATGGACAACCATTGACGATTGTAGGTGATGGTGGACAAAGACGAGATTTCACCCATGTTAATGATGTAGTTGAAGCTAACATTATGTGTATGACTAATGGTGTTCCTGGTGAAGTATATAACGTTGGCACCGGTGTTAATCTATCAGTTAAAGAGTTGGCTCACATGATTTCAAATGAAATTCAATTCATTGAACCAAGACCAGGTGAAGCAAGAATCTCATTAGCAAATAGTGACAAGTTAAAATCATTAGGATGGAATCCTTCTGTTAAACTAGAAGATTATATTAAGGAACAATTGAATGGGTAATATTTCTATTGTAACGGCTTTCTTTGATATTGGCCGTGAAACATGGACACAAGATAAAGGTCTACCACATTATTTGTATAGACCTCTTCAAACTTACTTTGACCGTTTTGCCAATATGGCACAACTTGATAATGAGATGACCATATTTACCACAAAAGACTTAGTGGATAAAGTATGGGAATACCGCAAAGGTAAAGAAGATAAGACTAATGTTGTTGAAGTGGATTATGTAGATGAATTCAAAGAATTACGTCTAGCTATTGCTTCAGTGCAAACTAATCCTGAATATCAAAAACTGATTAATCCAAATCAAGTTCGTAATCCAGAATATTGGTCTCCGGATTATGTTTTGGTTAATACATTAAAATCTCATTTTGTTAATCGTGCTATCACTAACAAATTTGCCACTAAAGATTTGGTATCATGGGTTGATTTTGGTTATTGTCGTAATGTGGAAGAGTTTATCAAAGGCACTGAATGGAACTATGACTTTGATACTGATAAAATGACTATGTTTAGATTAAAAGAATTTGACCAATCTAAAACTATTTTAGACCTTATTGCTAATAATGATGTACATATGACTGGTGGTGCTATTGTTGGTGGTAAAACAGTATGGCCTTTATTCGACCAACTCATTCAACATTCATTCACAGAACTACATAAAAACAATTTAGTTGATGATGACCAAACATTATTGTTAATGGCATCATTACTTAAACCTGAATTATTTAAAATATACGATGTTACACATGGAGAAGACTGGTTAAGACATAATTCGGTTTTTAATAAATATAATACATAAATAAGTAATATTACGACCACAGAGCGTTGTTAACCTATGATAAACATTAAATATTTCCTAAAAGAAGCAGCCGAAGAAGGCGAGAAACTCAAGCACATTGAGCATCTTGAGGACCATCCAATTAATGATGGTGCTAAAGGATTCGAACACGCTGTTGGTGCTTTAGAAAAAGTAAAACACCATATCCAACAAAAGAAACAAAGTTCAGACTTGACTATGAAACACGATGGTTCTCCATCTATTGTTTACGGTCATCATCCAGAAAATGGTAAGTTCTTTGTTGCTTCTAAGTCTGCTTTCAACAAAACACCTAAGATTAATTACACAGATAAAGATATCGAAAAGAACCACGGTCATGCACCTGGTCTTGTTGAAAAGTTAAAAGCAGCATTACACCATATTCCTAAAATTGCACCTAAGAAAGGTGTATTTCAAGGTGACATGTTGTTCTCAGATAAAGATGTCAAGAATGAAAACGGCAAAGTTAAATTTAAACCTAACACTATTACATATTCCGCTAAAGAAGGTAGTGAAGAAGGTAAGAAGATTGCTAAAGCTAAAGTAGGTTTATACACACATACTGAATATCGTGGTAAAGATGCAACTGCCATGAACGCTCATTTTGATCCAGATTTATCTAAATTTAAACATCATCCAGATGTCTATCACAGAGAACCTGGCCATGATACAAGTAAAACTCCTTTCACACCAGAAGAGAAAGCTAATTACGAACATCATTTAAAAGCGGCTGAAGAAATCCATGCTAAACATGGAGACCAAATTTATAGTCCTTTAGACAAGGTTCGTGACCATGTTAAGACTTATATCAATACTACTGTAAGGACTGGTGAGAAACCATCACCTGAAGGTTTACAACACCATCTAACACAACATTACGGTAAGATGATTGATAAACTCAAAACAGACAAATCTAAAAATGCTAAAGTTGAAGAATTAAAAGACAAGTTATCTCATGTCGAAGTTAACAAAGAACACTTCAACAACTTGTTTAAATTACATCACCATCTACAACAAGCTAAAGACCAATTAGTTCATGTGTTGGCTAAAAACACCGGTGGTTTAGAACATTCTGTTGGTGGTCAAAAAGTTAAACCAGAAGGTTTCGTTGTTAACCATGAAGGTAAACCAACCAAACTAAATGATAGAGCTGAATTCAATAGACTTAATTTCTTGGCGAGAAAATAATGAAAACATTTTCAACTTTTTTAACAGAAGACACTAAAGAGCCAGCAACTGGCGGATTACACATGTTTGATGTGGATGATACATTATTTCATACAACTGCTAAAATTCATGTTAAAGACAAATCGGGTAAAACTGTTCAGACTTTAGATAATAAAGAATTCAATACACATACTTTAAAGCCTGGTCATCATTATGATTTCCATGAATTTAGAAATGCTGAGAAATTTCATAGTGAATCTAAACCTATTCACAAGATGATTAATAAAATTAAAGCTATTCATCAAAATGTTAAGAAGAAACCAGGCAGTAAAGTTATCCTAAATACTGCTAGAGCTGACTTCGATGATAAGAATAAGTTCTTGGATAAGTTCAAACAACATGGTATTGATATTGATAATATCCATGTAGAACGTGCCGGTAATATTCCTGGCGATGAACATCCAGCTGAGAAGAAAGCGCAAGTTGTGAGAAATCATCTTGCTAGACAAAACTATAAGCATGTTAGTTTATATGATGATAGTAAGAGTAATTTAAATAGGTTGTTGAAAATGAAACAAGAGTATCCTCATGTTAAGTTTCACGCATATCATGTTCAACCAAATGGGACAGCAAAGAAATATAAAGATGGAAAATAAATTCAAATCATTCTTGGAACTTATGGAAGAAGAAACCAAATCAGTAGCGGTTTTATTCGGTCGTATGAACCCACCAACAAAGGGTCACGAGGAGAATGTTAACGGCTTAAAATCCTTGGCAGCTAAACACAATGCTGACCATGTGGTCATTGCTTCACACTCACATGACCCTAAAAAGAATCCTCTTTCTCCAGAGGACAAACTTAAACATTTGAAACGTGCTTTCCCAGCGACCAATGTTAAAGTTGCTTCTAAAGAACAACCAACAATTCTACACCATGCTGCCGCTTTACACAATCAAGGATATACACACTTACATATTGTTGGTGGTGGTGACCGAGCTGATGAATACAAACGACTATTACATCAGTATAACGGCAAAGAAGGTAAACACGGCCTTTACAATTTCAAAAAGATTACTGTACATTCCACTGGTGAAAGAAAAGCTGGTGTTTCTGGTACAGATATGCGTAATCATGTAAAAAACAATAATTACACCGAATTCAAAAAGAACTTACCATCAAATATTCAAAAGAATGATAAACATTCACGTGAGTTGTTCCATGACACTAGAAAAGGTATGGGCATTACCGAAAGTACAGAACGTGGCATGTTCAAGGCATTATTCTTAGTTGGTGGTCCAGGTTCTGGAAAAGATGTTATTATCCATGAAGCTGTAGCTGAAAAGAATGCAGTAGAAATCAATGTCAATAAGGTTTTTGATTTCCTAATGGACAAAAAGAAATTATCAGAAGATACTAAAGATAATCAATTAAACGCTATTAAACGCCGTTCAGCTTTGATTATTAATGGTGCTTCAGATGATAGAGCCAAGATTAATTCAATCAAAGAAGAATTGAACGAACTTGGATATACTTCAATGATGGTGTTTGTTAATACTACTAATGAAGTATCTCAAAATAGAAATACGCAACACTCCAGAGTTATCTCAGAGCAAATCAGAAATGAAAAATGGTTACGCTCACAAGAGAACATAGACCACTTCTATGATTCTTTCGATTTCTTCTTGGAATTTGATAATTCTATTAATTTGCAAAGCTCTGACCTTTTAATCAGAGAAGCAAAACAGAATGAAATAAGTGATATCTGTAATGAAATATCCTATTTCTTTAAGTCGAAAGCAATCAATGAAAATGCTAGTAATTGGTTGAATTCACATGGTAAATTTGATAAGGATGATATAAATGAAAACTATTCTAAACTGGTTAAACAACATGATGGCCAAGATTACACCCATCTCAAAAAGAAAACCGATAACCGAGGATACTCAAAGTTGTTGCAAAAGCGCAACCTCGTTGCCAAACACATGCTCAAAGACGGCAACGCCTACAAAGACAACTTCCTCAGAAAATCAGGTAAAATCGATGACGTCCGTGACGGCGACATCCAAAGAAACACCGGTTACTCCAATTGGGCAGCCGAAGAAAAAGAAGAAGTATTATCACAACAACAAGAACAGAGTCAACCAACACTCAAAATCAACCCAGCCCCAAAAGTCCGTAACTTCGACAAAGACAAAGAGTCCGCACAAACCAAACGTAAAGCAGGGGTAAGTCTATTACCTGGTAAAGTTCAAAACGGTGTTGGAGTTGGTGATACATTCGATAATAGAACTTCGGGTTCTGTATATCCAATGAGTGGTCTAGGCAACTCTACATATCGTGAGAGTTTTGATAAGTTTAGAAGTAAATTAAAAGCTGAATCTATTGATGAACCTGGCACAACTGAAATGGGTACATTTGGTGGAATGGCTAACGGTACTAATAAAGAGCCAATGGTAACTCCTTCTGATAACGTGAAATCACGTGCAGAAAGTAAAACAAGCAAAAAGAAAATCAATAAATAAGCAATCATGTTCACAGAGAACTAACAGGAGATTAAGATGTTTCAAAAATTTGGTAAAGAAATTCCCCAATCACTAGTAGATGCCGTTTCGGGTATCATGTATGAAGCTAAGGCCGATGAACCTGCCGCACCAGATGCAGATGCTATTGCTCGCCGTAAACGTCTACAAGCAATCAAAGATAAACAAGAAGATGATGCTGCGGAACGTGGTGCTGGCGAAAAGAAATCTTCTGGTGTTCGTCAAGTAGCTGGTAAAGCTTACGGTGGCGCTAAACAAAAAGATGACGATTTAGAAGAATCTAAAAAACATATGGATGAAGCAGATGTTGAAGAATCTGGACTCCGTATGGCTGCTCATGCTGCTCATAAAGCTGGTCAAAAGAACTTTGAATTTCAAGGTAAAACATATCCGGTTAAAGTTACAAAAGAAGATAAATCTTGTGTAACTAAACCTGAAGTAAAAAAGATTGCTGATAAAGAAGTTGGCAAACACGAAAAGAAAATGCACCATGAAGAAAAGCAATTAGATGAAAAGGCAGTAAGTATTGCTCAACAAAAATTCATGGGTATGGTTAATGCCGTTAAAAAAGGCAAAATGAAAGCTCCAAGTAAAGAAGTAGGAAAAGCTGCTCATAGTATGACAAAGAAAGCTGCTCACGATTTTGCTGCTACTAAACACAAAGGTTTACCTCAACATAAAGAAGAAGTTGAACAAGTAGTTGAATACAAAGGTCAACCTAAAGATGTTCCTTTTGATGCTGATAAACCACATGGCAAAATTGCTACTGCTGGTAAAAAAGGTTATGGTGTTTCAGCTGCTAAACATCTAGCTCGCCAAGGATTGAGAAAATTCTTAAAAAAAGAAACTCTGATGGGTAAAGCAGGTTGCACATCAGAGGAAGCCGACCTCGAAGAATCTCGTGGTCATAAAATCCTTGCAACAAAATTAAAACAATTGTCAATGCAAAGTCACGGTATGGCACCAGAGTTATCTGTTAGTCCTCAAGATATCAAAGACAAATTAAAAGATGCAGCTAGTATCAATCAAGTTGAAATTGTTAAGCAAAAAGATTCTTCAATTAAAAAAGAGGCGGCTGGTAATCCTGGTCCTGTGAGAAAACATGTTCCATCGCCAATGGAAAAACCAAGTAAAGATGATATGGCGGCCTGGCATGCTAAACAAAAAGAGAAACATGCTTACAAAAAAGAAGAAGCATTAAGTGAAGAATTTCATCCAAATGTTCACGCTGAATTGAAAAAACATGCTGGTAAAATCGGCGCTGTTATGCACAATACAAAAGATAATGCTATTGCTGTTATTGTACATCATACTGATGACAAAGGTCTTTCTGGTCCTCACCATGTACATTTTTTCCATAATGATAAAAAAGTACACTCAACTGTTCATCCAACATTTGGCGATGCTGAATCTCATGCTGTAGATACCATCACTTCTAAAAAAGGTTTGAAACATTTAGGTAAAATGCACACCTTGATGGAAGAGCAAATTGATGAAGGTTCTAGTACTGAATTTCAAGACAAACTACGTAGCAGCGTGCCAAAAGGTAAAGGTCTTAAAAATACTGAGTTCCAAAATATTGTAGCTCGCAAGAATAAAAAAGATCCACACTGTCCTGGTTGCGGATTACACGCAAGTGATGAAGCTAAAGGTGGCAAGCACGGTAAGTTCTGTAAGCAGGCAAATGAAGAAGTAGAACAAATTGATGAATTATCTAAAGATACATTAACATCATATAAAAATAAAGCTACTTCAGATAAAGAAGGACATGATGATGTTAAATATGATGGCGACCAATCTTTCACTAATCGAATGAAAGCAAATTGGAAAGGTTCTTTACGCAAAAAAGGCATTGCTAATGCTAATAAGAAATTAGGTGAAGAAAATCAGATTGATGAAACTGCTACATTAGACCAATACATTAAGTCTATGGGCTATGACCCAGAGCATATGGAAAAGAACAAGAAAGTTATGTTCTCAAAAACTAATGCTTTCAAAACTTGGGCTTCTACAAGACAAGAAGGTCTTTATGATGCTGGCCAAAAAGGTACACAAGACATCGATACTCACATGTCACCAGGCGCAACTGCTAGAGGATAATATGGATTACATTACAGAATTTGCTAAAGAAATTGTAGACCGTTATCTGAAAGCTAAAGGTTGGGATCCTAGACATGTGGATAGAAATAGACGCATGGCTATGACCAAGACCAAAGAGTTTCAGTTGTATGCTCAACGCATGGGTGAAGCGATGGAATTTCCACAAGGTGATTTTGATGCTAAAGGCACCTCAGCTAAAGTTGTTGGTGAAAAGAATTTATCTAAATCAGCACAATTAGTTAAGTCAATCTATAAGAAACATAGAATTAAAGAAGAACTCTATGACCATGAAAAAGATGACAAAGACGGAACTACATACGGCAAGAAACCTAAACTATCAGCTAATAAACAAGAAACAGACCAACAAGGTCAAAGTGATAGTAAGACCCAAGCAGCAGCTGTATTAAGTGGTGGTACAACATTAACTGGTCAAAAGAGAGATGTTGTTGAAATTGATCCAGTGTTGAAAAAGAGTAAGCCAGGTTCGCCTAATGGTGAAGTAGGCGATACAAAACAATAAATAGCAATATAATTCCGAAAGATTAAGGAGAAATACAAAATGGCTTCAAACCAAGGTAATTACGATAACAGTGCTAATGTCCCATTGTGGTCAGCGACATCTGTTTTCAAGGCACCAACAGCAGTTAATGCTGCCGCTTTATACGAAGATACAACACCTAATGACCAAATTGCTGGTGTAACAATAGGTGTATTTGCCGTCGATGATGCTGAAAAGATTGTTGAAGGTAATTCTGGTTCACACGCTGGATGGGTACTAAGAAGAGTTGGTTCTGGTGGTCGTGCTGGTCGTGTACAAGAAGAAACTCTAGCAGTTGTTGCTAACTTCCGTTCAGATAATAATGCAGATGATGCAGTATATGCAGACGCTTCTATCATTATCACTCAACCAGTATCATTACGCACAGTTAATTCTAATACATCAGCTGCTAATGTGGTAACATTCTCTGTTGCTGGTACAAAAGTTTCTCCTGCAAATGCAGTAGTGACATACCAATGGCAAGTTAATAATAACGCAGGTGGTACATGGGTTAACATCGATGCTGGTACTGATGTATCAACTGGTCAACCAGGTGGTTCACATAAAACAGGCGCTACAACAGATACATTCTCAATTGCTCCAACAGATACAACAGCAAACAATTATGTATTCCGTGCCGCAATTACTGCTACTAACCCAAATATTACAAACTCAGCTTTAACTGTTTACTCATCAAACGGCAGAATCTATATTCCTGCTTAATGTATGACAACTAAATAAGGGGGACTCCGGTCCCTCTTTTTTGGCTATAAGAAAAATAATATGTTTGATGACTTAAATGATGACAACTTTTTGATTTACGCTATGAAGTCATATACTTCTCCGCATTGTATAATGTCGGAATTTGAAGGTGACTTAAAACGAACAAAATACTTAAAAAAGTTATTTCGTAGATATAAAATAAGTAATGACCTTAAAGAGAGGTTAATTCTCAATCATCTTATTTTATTATATAATGTATTTGAAGTGGAATCGGCAACAAGAATTTTATTTTATAAGATTGATGATAGGGATTATGATATCCTTAAAACCTTTTTATTATACTTAAACTATATGCCTAATCGAATTATTGGCATCAAAGGTAAAAACATAGAATCATCAGATATTCTAATAAATATGGATATCGCAGAGATACTGAGGAAATTATGAAAACATTCAAAGCCCATTTAGAAGAAGCCTGTTGGAAAGGTTACAAAGCCATTGGAGTAAAAGACAAAGGTGGTCGTAAAGTTCCAAATTGTGTTCCGGTCTCAAAAGAAGAAGTTGAACTGGATGAGACAAAAGACCATACTGAATACGAAGACCCTCATATGGCAGTAAATCAATTAAGAAGTATCATTCACAATGCTCAAGAAATGCTAGATTTAATTGGTGATGATAGTGACTTACCTGAATGGATTGAATCTAAGATTACATTAGCTGAAGATTATCTAATGACATCTTCAAACTATATGCGTAGCGAAATGAAAGAAAGCTACGAACACTTAGATGAAAAATCTCCAGCTTGGCAACGTAAAGCCGGTAAGAATCCAGAAGGCGGCTTGAATAAAAAAGGTGTTGCTTCTTATCGTAGAGAACATCCAGGTTCTAAATTAAAAACAGCTGTCACAACAAAACCATCTAAGTTGGATCCAGATAGTAAATCTGCTAAACGTAGAAAATCATTTTGCGCTCGTATGAGTGGCATGAAGAAGAAGTTAACTTCATCAAAAACTGCTAGTGATCCTGATTCACGTATAAACAAATCTTTAAGAAAATGGAATTGTTAATATGATATCGTTCAAATCATTTTTACTAGAACAACCTACACATCCGGAATCTAAACCTACACGTAAACGTAGCCATGATATTTCTAAGCACGTTAAGAGTTTGAAACCAGTTGGTTCTATTACAACTGAAATGGATAAATCACAAGAACCGCCTGGCCGTGACGACCCTTATGATTACAATAAAGGTAAATGGCACAAAGGCAAAGTATTATCAAAAGATAAAACAACAAGTCTTGCTACCGATATAATGAAAAAAGTTCTCAATGGACCTAAAAAGAAATCAATCAAAGAAGATGGTATGGGAGCAGGTAGTGCTGGGCCAACTAATGTAACTGGTCCACAATCTGGTACAGACCCAATCAGCGCTACGGCTGTTCATCCTAAAAAGAAAAAGAAATACCTAATGGGTATAAGACGTAACCCACCTAAAATGTAATGGAGATACTATGTTAACTGAACAAAACCTATCACAAATTTGCACTAAAAATAAAAATGTTGGTGAATTGTTAATCGCATTATTGGATGTATTACCAAAATATGATATCAATACTAACAATCGTATTGCTGGTTTCTTGGCACAATGTGGCCATGAATCTGCTGACTTTACAGTATTAAAAGAAAACTTAAACTACGGCGCTGCCGGTTTACGTGGAACATTTGGTAAATACTTTGCCGATGATGCTACTGCTAAAGCTTACGAACGTCAACCAGAAAAGATTGCTAACCGTGTATACGCTAGTCGTATGGGTAACGGTAATGAAGCATCTGGTGACGGATACAAATACCGTGGTCGTGGTGCAATCCAATTGACAGGCCATGACAACTATCAAGCATTTGCTACATCTATTGGTAAATCAATTGATGAAACTATTGCTTATTTGGAAACACTAGAAGGTGCTATTGAGTCAGCTGCTTGGTTCTGGAAGACACATGGTCTTAATGCTACATGTGATGCTGATGATATTGTAGCTATGACTAAAAAAATTAACGGCGGCACTATCGGTTTAGATGACCGTAAGGCTCATTACGTTAAAGCTAAATCATTGTTGGTATAATTATGTTAGGTTTGATAATGTCTTTTATTCCTGATGCTTGGTTAGAATTGGCTGTCAATCTAACCTTAGTATCAGGTATTGTTGGAGTTATGAGTGGTGAAATATTACGTTTCATTCCTTCTTGGAATCCATACTTAAAATTACTAAGAACTTTGGGTTATATCCTATTAGTTTTTGGTGTATATTTCAAAGGCAGTTATGCCACCGAAATGGAGTGGAGAGCTAAAGTAGATGCTATGAAAGCTCAGGTTGCTATTGCGGAAGAAAAAGCCAAAACTGCTAATGCTGAAATACAAACCAAGATAGTTACTAAGATTAAAACAATACACGATACTAAAGTAGTTACAAAAAATGTAATACAAGAAAAAAGAGTATTGATTGATAAAGATTGTGATGTACCACAAGTTGCAATTGACATTTTAAATGCTGCGGCAGAAGGTAAGGCAGCCAAATGAAAAAACTAATACTATTACTACCTTTATTGTTAGTTGGATGTCTTGAAGATATACCAGTTAAACCAAATTGGCCAGAAGTACCAGAACAATTGAAAACAGTATGTCCTGATTTAGCAATGGTTAAACAAGGTGCTAAATTAAGTGAGATTATTGAGATTGTAGCGGACAACTATTACACATACCATGAGTGTCAAGTTAAAGTTGACGCTTGGAAAGAATGGTATGATACACAAAAGAAAATATATGAGGATGTGAAATGAAAAAAATCATATTAAGTTGTTTACTAACTTTATCGTTAAGTGGTTGTGTAGTATATGATGCTTTCTTTATGGCCAAGTATGATAATAACGAATATGGTTTAATTACCAGAATTAAAACATTAGCTGAAACAGCTGAATGTTCTGATAAAGATAATATTGCTGAATCTGCTAAACAAATTTGGATTTACTCAGTTGAACTTAAAAACTTCACACAATATATTCCAAGAAATGAACAAGCCAATGATATGGCTACAAAGTTAGCAGAAGTAACAAAAGGTTTACACAATAAGCACGGCGAAATGAGTAATGTATACTGTGAAGAAAAACTAAAAGTAATTACTAAGACCTCCGATGTTATACAAAAAGCTTTAGGGAGTAAACCAAGATGGTAGATATTAAAACGATTACAATTATGGTAGAATCTGTAACACAGAAATATGAAAACGGTGATTTGACAAAAGAAGAGTATTTGGAATTAGTACAGGACATTAATACTTCTAATTTAGTTGCTAACACCGCTAAAGAAGTTGAAGACCTTGCTAATCTGAATAGAATGTTAAATAACATAGTTACCGGTTTATCATTGGTAGCATAAGGAGATAGCAGTGCCTACAAAAATAGAAGAAAAAGAAGAATTATCAGTAACACCAATTGTAGATAAAGACCAAGAAGATTGGATGACAAAAAAATGGCGTCCTATGATGGCTATGGTTTACATGGCTATTAATTTATTTGACTTTATCATTGGCCCAATTCTTTATAATATTTTACAATATTTAAATCCAGGCCAACAAGTCGGTATGTGGCAACCATTAACACTACAAGGTGGTGGTTTAATTCATATCGCTTTTGGTGCTATTCTAGGTATCTCTGCTTGGACTCGTGGCCAAGAGAAGATTAAGAAAATCGAAACTGGTGCGGATGAATAATGGCGGAGAGAGATACCGAAATAAAAGTGGATGTTGAGGTGTTGAAAACACAAGTAGGCACCTTAACTAAACTTTGTGAAAAGATGGATACGGTTATTGAAAAACTAGTAGACCATCAAGGGGTTCTTATTAATCAAATATACGATGACATGGATAAACGTAAAGACGCTATCTATGGAGACATTAAGGATTTATACAACCGAGTTAATACCATGGATAAAGAGTTGACTGAAAAGTTGGAGAAGAGTGAAGAGCGAATCACTCTTAAACTTGAAGCTTTAACTGAAAAAATCAAACAACATGCCGATAGCGAAGATAAACTTATAGCTCTTTTAGCTAAGTATAAGTGGCCATTGCTTATTGGTATTATCGTCATTTCATGGTTGACAAGTCATGTTGGTCCTGATACAATACTCAAACTTATTATGAAATAGTAAAGTTTTGAGATTATATTATGAGCATTTACATTGATAGACAATTCCTGCTACGGGTTTCACCAAAATTACAAAGGTTCGTCCAGAAAAAGACGGACCTTTATAATTTCCGTTGCCCATTCTGTGGCGACTCTCAGAAGAATAAATCTAAATGTCGTGGATTCGTTTTCCGTAAGAAGAACGATTACTACTTCACATGCCACAACTGTGGCGTAGGTCATACATTCTATAACTTCTTGGCTCATGTTGAACCATCAATGGTTAAAGAATATCAGTTAGAACGATACAAAGATGGACAAACAGGTAATCATAATTACCCTAAACCAGAAACAATGGTTAATATCCCTAAGCCAGTATTCAAAGAACGAATTAAATTGGATAATATATACTCTTTACCTGATGGACACTTTGCTAAAGAATATGTAAAGAACCGTAAGATTCCAGAAAGCAAGTGGACTGAGTTATATTTTGCACCAGACTTTGCTGAGTTTGTTGCCAGTTATGGTATTGAGAAACAACTCAATAAGGATGATGCAAGACTAATCATTCCATTCTATGACAAGGATAAGAATCTATTTGCTTTTCAAGGAAGAGCATTAGGTGAGTCCAAACTTAAATATATAACTGTGAAGCTAGAAGAAGATGCTAAAAAGTTATATGGTCTTGACCTTGTAGATTTAAGTAAGAAGGTCTATGTAGTAGAAGGTCCAATTGATTCGATGTACCTAGACAACTGTATTGCGACCGCTGATGCTAATCTTGCATTTGCATCCGAAGTGTCTGATAATATTGTTTTGGTAAATGATAATGAACCTCGAAATAAAGAAATCGTAAGACAAATCAAAGATAATATCAAGGCTGGTTATTCCGTCTGTCTATGGCCTGATACTATTGTTGAAAAAGACATCAATGACATGATTATATCTGGATTGACAAAAGAGAAGATTATGACTATAATAGATGAGCATACATATTCAGGACTACGAGCTGAATTTGAATTTAATAATTGGAGAAAAGTATGAAAGTGAATTTAATCTCTTACTCACAGGGAACTGATGGTAAGAATCTATTGGATCAAGTGGCATATGCCGCTCGTGTATCTAATCCTGCCAACCAAAACAACACGGATACATCCGAGAAGTTAGTTCGTTACCTAATCAAGCACCAACACTGGTCTCCATTGGAAATGGTGTCGGTTTGTTTGGAGATTGATACAACACGTGATATTGCTCGCCAAATCTTACGCCATCGTTCATTCTCATTCCAAGAGTTCTCACAACGATATGCAGACCCAACTAACGATTTGGGTTTTGTAACCCGTGATGCTCGATTGCAAGATACTAAGAACCGTCAAAATTCTATTGAAATTTCAGAAGAAGATATATACACATCTGACCGTGCTGCCATTTTGGTTAATAATTGGGAAGATAAACAACAACAAGCAATCTCTTTTGCTCAACAAACATATAAATGGGCTATTGACAATGGGATTGCTAAAGAACAAGCCAGAGCCGTTTTACCTGAAGGTCTAACCACATCAAGATTGTATATGAACGGAACCTTGCGTTCTTGGGTTCACTATATACAATTAAGGTCTGCAAACGGAACACAGAAAGAACACCGTGAGATTGCTATCGCTTGTGCTGAAGCAATCAAACCTATTTTCCCTATGATTGAGGAGTTTCTAAGTGAGTGATAATGAATTGAATATGAAAGCCACACCGGCTTCAGACGTTGATACTATTAAATGGTTAATGGAACAGGTCAACAGAAGTAATGAGCAAGAAACTAAACTTATGGCGAACATCAACAAACTGATGCGTCACATATTTGAGTTAAAATCAATTCCCAACATGTACGGTGACGTAAAGACCTTTATTGAGGCATGTGACCAACCAAGAAGTGAAGAAAACGGCCAATTATACAGAGGATTGATGTCGGAAGAATATACCGAATTCATGGACGCTTACCATAATGTGGATAAGGTTGAAGAACTAGATGCATGTATGGATTTAATTTGGGTAACACTTGGATATTGTTATATGAACGGTTGGGATGTAGAAGGTGCATGGCATGAAGTCGCTCGTTCTAATCTGTCAAAGATTAATCCAGAAACGGGTAAAGTAATAAAAAGAGAAGATGGGAAAGTTTTGAAACCTGAAGGTTGGACTCCACCATCGTTAGAACAATTTACAAAATAATAATAAGGCATTAACTATGGAATATCTTGGCATTAATATTGATTTGGAACGTGACAAACTGTTTGACGAACTAGGCCTCAAACGCCTACGAGAATCGTATATGATGGAAGAAGAAACTTCTCCTCAACAACGATTTGCTTATGTGTCAAGTAAGTTTGGTAGTAATCCAGAACACGCTCAACGTTTGTATGATTACTCCAGTCAACACTGGTTATCATATGCAACACCAATCTTAGCATTTGGCAAATCAAGTAAAGGAATGCCTATTTCATGTTTCCTTAACTTCATCAATGATACAGCTGAAGGCCTAGTTGAAAACCTATCAGAGACTAATTGGTTGTCAATGATGGGAGGCGGTGTTGGTATTGGTTTCGGTATTCGTGCTGCTGGTGAGAAGTCAACTGGTGTTATGCCTCACATGAAGATATATGATGCTTCCTCACTCGCCTATCGTCAAGGAAAGACTCGTAGAGGTTCTTATGCAGCCTATTTGAATATCTCTCACCCGGACATCATCCCGTTCTTGGAGATGCGTAAACCAACTGGTGACCCTAATGTTCGTTGTTTGAATATGCACCATGGTATCAACATTACAGATGATTTCATGCAAATCATTGAAAGATGTATGTTGGATCCTAATGCTAATGATGATTGGGAATTAAAAGACCCACATTCTAATGAAGTACGTGAAGTAGTATCTGCTAAATTGTTATGGCAAGAAATCCTAGAACTACGTATGCACACAGGTGAACCTTATATTCACTTTATTGATACTAGTAATAGACACTTACCACAATGGTTGAAAGATAAGGGTTTAGAAGTACATCAATCGAACCTATGTTCTGAAATCATTTTACCAACTAACAAAGATAGAACAGCTGTATGTTGTCTATCATCACTTAACTTGGAACACTACGATGATTGGAAAGATAACGAATTATTCTTACGGGACGTTGCTGAGATGCTTGATAATGTCCTACAATTTTTTATTGACAATGCTCCTGATGCTATCGCTCGTGCTCGTTACAGTGCCAGTCGTGAGCGCTCTATTGGTATCGGTGCTTTGGGATGGCACGCTCTATTGCAAAGAAAAAATATTGCATGGGAAGGCGCCTTGGCGAAGGGGTTAAACAACCAAATCTTTAGTAAAGTGAGGGCTAGATTAGATGAAGCAAATCAGCAATTGGGTAAAGAACGTGGAGAAGCACCTGACGCAGAAGGTACGGGTAATCGTTTTAGTCATCTTATGGCTATTGCTCCTAACGCTTCTTCATCCATTATCATGGGTAATACATCACCATCTATAGAACCATACAGAGCTAACGCTTATCGCCAAGACACACTATCAGGTTCGTTTCTTAATAAGAACAAATACTTAGATAAAGTCATTGAAGATTACCTATCAGATGATAGTGGTGCTGTTAATACTGATGATTATAATGAAATTTGGTCAAGTATTATTGCCAACGATGGTAGTGTACAACACTTGAAGTGGATGGATGATTATACTAAAGATGTATTCAAAACATCTATGGAAATTGACCAACGTTGGATTATTGAACATGCTGCTGACCGTCAACAATATATTGACCAAGCACAATCATTGAATTTATTCTTTAGACCTGATTCCAACATTAAATACATACATGCTATACATTTTACGGCATGGAAAAAAGGTGTTAAGACTTTATACTACTGCCGTTCTGAAAAGATTGGTAAAGCTGATAAAGTATCCAAGAAAATTGAACGTGAAGTGATTAAAGAAATTGATATGACTCAAATCGCTCAAGGTAATGATTGTATCGCTTGTGAAGGTTAATTTCGATATTAAATGGATTTCCACTGCTTTTTTCATCTTTGGTGGAACTAGTTGTGCATTAAAAACTCCATGGATGGCATATGCTTTCCCATGTTTTGTGATTGCTCATATGATTCTATTGTATGACTTTCACAGAACACATAAAAATAAGGCGTTGATGTTCCAGAACTTGTATTTTTTGGTAATCAACATAATAGCAACATATATTTGGTTTGTAGGATAAAGAATGATTAAGAAAATAGAACATAGATTAACAGAAGAACGCTCATACTTCAAACCATTCAATTATCCGTGGGCTTATGATGCTTGGTTGAAACATGAACAATCTCATTGGTTACATACTGAAGTTCCAATGGCGGAAGATGTTAAAGATTGGAAGAAAAAGTTAACGGCTGGTGAAAAACAGTTTCTAACACATATCTTCCGTTTCTTTACTCAAGGTGACATTGATGTGGCGGGTGGATATGTTAAGAACTATCTTCCATACTTCCCTCAACCTGAAGTTCGTATGATGTTGATGGGTTTCGCTGCTCGTGAAGCTTTACATATTGCCGCCTACTCACATCTCATTGAAACATTGGGTTTACCTGATGCCACATACAACGAATTCTTAGAATACGCAGAAATGAAAGAGAAACATGATTATGTCCTCGACATTAGCGCTAAGAACACAACAAAAGAAAATACGGCTACACATATTGCTGTATTCTCTGCCTTCACTGAGGGTATGCAGTTATTCAGTTCATTCATTATGTTGCTTAATTTCCCACGTATGGGTAAAATGAAAGGCATGGGCCAGATTGTTACTTGGTCTATTGTGGATGAAACACAACATGCTGAGAATATGATTAGACTATTCAGAACTTACATTGAAGAAAACCGTGAAATTTGGAATGACGATTTAAAATCACGTATTTACACTATTGCTGAAAGAATGGTAGAACTAGAAGACAAATTCATTGACCTAGCATTTAATCTAGGACCAATGGAAGGCCTATCATCTGAAGATGTGAAGAAATACATTAGATACATTGCTGACCGTAGATTAATCTCTTTAGGTCTAAAAGGTATCTTCAAGGTTAAAAAGAATCCACTGCCATGGGTAGAGGAAATGATTAACGCACCAACACACACTAACTTCTTTGAGAATCGTGCAACAGATTACGCTAAAGGCGCTCTCTCAGGTAATTGGGGTGAAGTTTGGGCAACAGAATAAGGGTAACAAATGGCACAAAAACTAATAACAGCAGATTGTTCAAGCTGCGAATCTGGATTTGAAGTATCATACATGGAAGAATTAACATCCGAAGATTTACCACAATTTTGTCCGTTTTGTGGTGAAACCATCGAAGACATCCAAGAAGAATATATAGAGGATGACGATGGTTATGAGGATGGTACGGAGTGGGACAACTAGAATGGGTTTACAATAATAAAATATTCACTGAAAATGATATTGACAATAATATTGGTTTCGTGTATATTATCACAAATACGGTAACTAATAGAAAGTATATTGGTAAAAAATTGTTTTGGTCTTCTAAAACTAAACAAGTGAATAAGAAGAAGAAACGATTTAAAGTGCCGTCAGACTGGCAAGACTATTATGGTTCTAATGATGCTCTTAAGAAGGATGTTGAATCCCTCGGTAAAGATAAATTCACTAGAACCATTTTACACGTTTGTAGGTCAAAAGGTGAATGTTCTTACTTGGAAGCAAAAGAACAGTTTGTTAATGGTGTAATTGAGAGTGATGAATACTATAATGTATGGATTATGGTCCGTGTTAGAGATTCCCACATTAAACAGTTGATTGAAAGTAAAAATGAATCCAACATTCAAAAAAATGAAAGAGGCTAATGTAGATGCCATCACATTTGTTCCTGATCCAGATAATAATGAAGATACAATAATACATGGCTTGACATACAAAGATAAAGGTGAGACAATAGGTGCATCTTCAATGGGTGACTTATTTGATATCATCCTTTTCCGTGAGAATGAAGAAACCTTTTATGATAACGAACAATTTGAAGCAATTTTAGTTTGTCCGTATACATATAGCGAGAAGATGATGAATGATGGTCATTTTGGCATGATTGCTAGAAAAACCACTACATCAGCAGCCATTGTAGAACCATTTAGAACTAATATTAACAATTTGATAGGTCAACCAATATAATGCGTATCACAAGTGTAAAAGAAGTCGAGCAAAAAATTGTTTCTGGTGGTGAACCAGATTTCACTAAGTCAAATGTCTCTATTGCTCAAGCTCTTAATTGGTATAGTTATTATAAAGATTATAAGGATAGTAAAAACTACCTTATATCTCATATGACTAAAAAGAACTATGCTAAAGAAGATATCCACAAAATATCCACTAAAGTACCTGATAGTCTTGTTTCAAATACAGGATTTGTATGCCGTATACTTGAGCGTGGCGCAGGATTAGATGTCAAACAGTTAAATTGGATTGCCGACAAGATTCATTATCTTCTATCTATAGCAGATAAACCAAAAGATGAAGAAGAAGATGATAAACCTAAAGTTAATATCCAGGAACGCATCCAAGAACAATCCTCAGAGTATATTGGTGAATTAGAGGGATTCTTAGATGAATATAAGACTGCGTTTAATCCATATGAATGGATGGCAACCAATGGTGTTAAGGCGGTTCATGCTCGTAAGATTGCATCACACTTTATACCAAAACTAACGGAACCAGTATTGGTCTTGTCTGGTAAAGGTGGAGAAGATTTAGAAGAAGCATATAGTTGTTTCACTAAAGCAAATATTAAAAAATATGTGGCATTTATTGAACAAATCATTGTTGATGCTAATCGGATTGTTAACAATTCTAAGGTTTCACGTAAACCTAGAAAAACTAAGAAACCAACGGCAGACAAGTTGACTGCTAAGATGCAATATAAGAAAGAGGATGTAGAGTTTAAAGTGGTGAGTATCAGTCCTATTGAGATTGTTGGTGCTAAACAACTTTGGGTGTTTAATACTAAAACAAGAAAATTAGGGGTATATAATGCGGAATCTCCAAATGGTCTATCTGTTAAAGGAACTTCAATAAATGCCTATGAATCCAATTCGTCAAGCTCTAAGACACTCCGCAAGCCAAATGATGTATTACAGGCTCTCGTCAAAGGAACAGAACGCAAATACAAAACCACATTTGACGGAATCAAAGCGGCCGAACAGCCCTTGACAGGACGCATCAATACTGATACAATCCTTTTGAAAGTATTCAAATAAGGTATATAAAATGGTTTTAATTGACTTAAATCAAGTATTGTTATCAGGACTCATGGCTCAAATTTCTGGCCAAAAGAACACCAAACTGGAAGAAAGTTTAGTACGACATTTAGTTCTAAATATTCTCCGTATGCACATTAAAAACTTCAAATCTGAGTATGGTGAAGTTATCCTTTGTTGTGATAACCGTACATACTGGAGAAAAGAAGTATTTCCATTCTATAAAGCTGGCCGTAAGAAATCCAGAGAGAAATCTGACTTGGATTGGCATCTTATCTTCGATATTCTAGGAAATATCAAAAATGAACTGAAAGAATACTTCCCATACAAGGTTATTGATGTGGAAAATGCTGAAGCTGACGATATTATCGGTACTTTGGTGCCACGTTACGCTCCGCATGAGAAAATTCTCATTCTTTCGTCTGATGGAGACTTTTTACAGTTACAATCACATGAAAGTGTGAAGCAATACAATCCGGTATTGAAGAAATTCTTAAAATCTCACAATCCGGCGCTAGAATTAAAAGAGAAAATCATTAGAGGTGATAAAGGTGACGGAATTCCTAACATTTTATCAGCTTCGAACTGTTTTGTCACAGAAACTAAGCAAAAATCTATCACAAAAGGCAAATTAGCAGATTTTCTGAATGAAAGTCCAGAGAACTATGATGAAAACTCAAAGATTGGTTACAGTCGTAACAAAACATTGATTGATTTGACATGTATACCTGAAGAGGTTAAGCAAAGAATCATCAAAGCCTACGAGGAAACACCTGTGGCACCTCGGAACAAACTTTTAAACTACTTCATATCAAAGAAACTAACAAATTTGATTGACGTAATCGGAGATTTTTAATGAACAGAATATGGGAAATATTGGAAGAGTGTAAATTGTGTGAAACAGTACCTCAAATCCAACAAATTTTGGCTAGGAATGACACACCGGCACTAAGAGAGGTGTTATTGTGTGCTTATCACCCTAACGCAAAGTGGTATTTTACTGATTTTCCTCAAGGTTATCGTAAACAAGACACACTTCCAGGCGTTTCACACATGAACTTGTATACGGAAGTCAAAAAACTATACATGTTTTCAGTTGGCAACCCAACGGCAGATGCCTTAACACAAGACCGTAGACATGTCTTACTAGTAAATCTACTAGAAGGATTAGAAAATGAAGAAGCACAGTTGGTAATTGATATTTTTAAAGGTGATTTACAGATTGATGGTCTAAACAAAGACACAATCAATCAAGTATTTCCAGGTTTAATCTCATAAGGAGTGAGAAGTGACTAAGTTTGTAGGTAAGTTTCGTAAAAATCAAGAATATTCCGATGATTATAAGACTATGAATAGAAAAGAGAAACCACGAAACGAACACGGTGAAATAAAGAAAGTATTAACCCGTGATATGCAAGAGGGTTATGAGTATGACGAGATGGATGATTTCGAAACAAGCTATAATTAGTGCTTGACAAATCGCAATTATTGTGAGATAATACATCATACTTTAAAAAAAGTGATGGAAATATTATATTATGTTAATTGAATCTAAATCAAATCTTGCTAAATTAATGGCAACTGAGAACATTATTGTTGAACAACGTAATGTTCCTACTGCTTACTTTAACTTGGGTTCTCGCACCTTAGTTATCCCTACTCTTAAAAATGAATTAAGCAGTACATTGTATGACTTATTCATTGGTCACGAAGTAGGACACGCCTTAAACACTCCAGAAGACGGTTGGCACGACTCTATCAAAGAGATGGGTGTCAACCGCTCTATCCTCAATGTCTGTGAAGATGTTCGTATTGAAAAACTTATTCGCCGTAAATTCCCAGGCCTCAAGATGTCTTTCATCAAGGCATACCGTGAACTATTAGACCAAGACTTCTTTGATGTCAAAGGTAAAGACCTTAATGTCCTTAAGTTTATTGACCGTGTAAACCTACATACTAAATGTGGTGCTTCTTTAGGCATCAAGTTTGACATGGCAGAAACTCCATTGCTTCGTTTAGCTGAAGATGCTGAAACATTTGAACAGACCGTGGAAGCGGCTAAGAAAATCCAAGCGTTTATGAAAGAACAAATGGAAGAACGTCAAGCCAAATCTGGCGGTGACGGAGATACTCCTGAAGATGAAGGTGAGTCTGGTCCATCTACTGATATTGGTGATGAAGATGGTGATGACATGGACTTCGGTGATAATGATGATGCCACACCTAATGGTGAAATGGCAGACCAACAATTAGAATCTGACACCGACAAAGCATTCCGTGAAAAAGAAAAGGACTTATACCAAAATGACCCACGAGGCGATTCTTCTTACGCAAATCTTCCTATTTTTGATGCTAGTAAACTTATCGTAGATTACAAAGAAATATATTCTGAAATCCGTAGAGTATCTAATACTTTGGATCCTAAAGATTTGTATGAGTATGAGAAACATGCTAAGATTGATACATCCTTGTTTGCTAAGTTCCGACAAGAGTCCAACAAAGTAGTTGGCTACCTTACTAAAGAGTTTGAACTCCGTAAAAACGCTGACCAAATGAAGAAGGCTTCTGTTGCCAAGACTGGTGATTTGAATATGAACCGTATTTTCTCATATCAATTTTCAGAGGACATCTTTAAGAAGATTTCTGTGGTACCTAACGGCAAGTCACATGGTCTTGTATTGTTCTTGGATTGGTCTGGTTCGATGCACAACGTGATGCACGATACAATCAAACAATTACTATCATTGGTCTTATTCTGTAAGAAGGTTTCTATTCCATTTGAAGTGTATGCCTTCTCAGATGCTTATTCTAAAGGTGGTGATAATCCATATTGGGATAATGACTTACCGATTGTATATAAAGATGGTGACTTATTGCTTCGTAATGTAACTTTGATGAATATCTTATCCTCACGTATGAACTCAGTTGATTTGTCATTTGCTGGTTCCGCTTTACTTTCTAAAGTATATGATGTTGGATATTATGGTTCGATGCGCCTTGGTGGTACTCCATTGAATGAGACCATCACTGCTGCTATGGATTTGATTCCTAAGTTCCAGAAGAAATACAAACTACAAGTGGTTAATACTGTATTCTTAACTGATGGTGAAGGACATGGTCTCAATAGAATACAAAACGCAGCTGAGGTTAAACGTATCTCTAATATTGTCCTACGTGATCCAGTTACATCAGCTTCAATGAGATATAACCTTAATGCTACAGATAACTCTAAGGCGTTCCTATTCTTATTGAAACAACGTACTGGATGCAATATCATTGGGTTCCGTATTATCTCTGCTAGAAATGCAAAAGAGTACCTTTATAAGGCATACAATGGTGCAGATATTGAACCAATCTTAAATGAGTTCCGTAAGACAAAATCAACCGTGATTAAGTCTGCCGGTTTTGATGAGTATTACCTACTCCGTGAGGACAAGATGAGTACCGATGAGGATGATGAGTTACAAGTTAAATCAACCACCACTAGAGGTTTAGTATCGGCTTTCAAGAATTACACCAAAGGCCATATCCAAAACCGAGTAATTCTCAACCGCTTCATTGGCCTCATTTCTTAAATCAAACATATTTTTTTAGCAAGGATTTTTCCATGGCAGTTATGAAACCCAATGACCCATTTCAACCACTCACTGGCGGTGCCGCTGATATTTCCCACGCATACGACCATGATATCAGTATCTCCGCTGCGGTTCCGTCATCTTACGTAGATATTGGCAATATGTCAACACCTTACACCTTGAACGAAACGTATATCTTAGATAAGGCGAAGCCACATCTTTACCAGTCTTCGGAAATCGTAGATATGGTTATGTACGAAAAAGTAACAGACGAAAGTATATTAAAGGAAAATATTCGAGCTGGGCTACGCCTTCAGATGGCACAGAACCTAACCGAGAACATGACCTTTACACGTGTCAATGACTACGCAAACGACAACATGATTATACATGGAAGGTGTTATGCTTTTACTAGAGAGCAACTGTTAGATTTTGTAAGAGAAATCAATAAATAATTCCTTTTCACACCCATCCCAAAAGGAAACGCAATGCAATCAACCCATGACAAAATCACGGATGCTATAGTATTACTGTATGAAATCGCCACTGATATGAAAACATCTCCATTATCTCCTAGAGTAGAGATGCTCGCCTTAGAGTTAAACAAAGTATCCAAAGAGTACCATGAAGAATTATCTAATAAGAAAATGTATGATACATCGAAGATTGTTATAGGACTGTAGGCCTATGAAATCACTCTCTCACGGTAAGGTTGGGAATATCAAGATGCGTGGACGGAAGACTTGCTCTGCCGGTTGTACCTGTTGTGACGTTCAAAACTTTAAAGACAGAGAACGTGAGAGAGAGTTACTCAAAGAGATACTGGAATGGAATAGTACCAAGTACGGTACAGGTCCTTTGTTAGGAGAGTATTAATGCCTCTTAGAATAACCAATGAATGTCCTCTGTGTATGTTAGAGATACACCAATACTCTATGGGTTGTGATGGGTGTGATACTCGAAGGTTGATTAATGAATTTGCTCAGATGGTTGTAGCGGATACTAATAGACGCTTTGAGGAAGAAAGAGTTAAGTTTTACAACGAGGTCCTGGCGGATTCCCGGCCGGCAAAAAATTCTGAAATCACGTAGAGTTGGGTAGCGGTGGCAGTTACGTCACCCATCGTTTCGCCATGGCACGCAATCCAATACTATACGGGGGCTGCCGCCTTACACTTGACGGCAACCCCTAATCGTGTTATAATCCAAAGCTTGCTGCTTTAACGCTGCTTGGCCGACTACCACCAACCACGTAACCGCCGCTGCTCTTACTGCGCATTTTCTGCCTTGGTGCTTTAACGCTCTTGCATATAGTGACCTTGACTCCGCTAATTGCCAAGTCTGCTAGTGATGCTAATGCTATTCTTTGCTCTTGCTTAGTCATATATTGTCCTTATTGATATGGGTTAGGGTTACGTGCTTCGTATTGGTTAGAGGGATATACCATGGATGGCTTATATGCCTCTGCCTCGCCGCCGTTATTAGGCACTATATGGATCATAGTGCGACCTATACGCTTAACGGTGCCAAAGCGTGTGGTGTAGGCATTCAATTGGATGGCTACGTGTTGTCCGATGCTTAGTTCCATATTAGTCTCCTATTAGCATGCCTACGAATATCATGCCTGAGGCGACTAACATACCATAACCGACACCTGCCATTTGACCTGAAGCACAACCTACTAGAAAGGCGACTATAGCGCCTGCTGTTGCTATTAGTGTGATTTTCATTATACTGCCTCCTTAGTGTAGAGGATAATAGCTTTAACACCGATGATGGCATTTAGTTCGGCACCGTCACGGTCATGGTATGCCATAAACTCACGGACCTTAGCATTGTCAAATTTTGATTTTTGTAGCTCGTCTCTGATAGCGATTGACCATGCTGTGCAGCTGTTGATTAAGCCTGCCATTAGTGTTGCTTGTTTTTTAGATAATTTTGCCATTTGTTTCTCTCCTGATTAAGTATGGGTCCATCCTACACTAACTGGAGGGAAAGTCAAGCACTTTCGAGCCTTTATCGGCCTGTACCGAAGCCATTCCAAACGCTACCATCTCGACCATCATAAGAAGTCACACCGCTGTCATGGTTATAACCAATCAATTCCCAAACATGGTTTTTCCATATTTTGAAGAATACAAGCGGAGTAACCTTAGCTGGTTTGTCACTCTTCCGATTAATACTAATAAGCCACAATGTTACATCAAAAGACAATAACATGCCTCGAAGTATATGGTAAGCGATATAAGCAAGGATTAAACTTAATACACCTAAAGCGACAATACCAGTAATTTCTAACCAATTCATTTTGTTTCCTTTGTTTCGTTAATCAATGGTTGGATTATACAGAAACTGGAGGGAAAGTCAAGCACTAAATTGGTATTAATAGCGGTGGCGGTAGCGAAAAGGAACAGGTTGGCCATGGTAGCTCGTATTGTAGACCGTTGTGCGGTCACCAGCTAAAATTGAGCCTACCACAATACCGCCAAGGGCACCAATAACCATGCCTTCGGTGCTTGACATTTGGCTCTGGGCCTGATATACTGGCTGGCTTTGTTGGACTACCACTGGTTGGTCACAGCGATAGAGCTGGATGCCATTCTGGTCAAGGCCTACTGGCTGACAATCGGCCATGGCACTGAATGAAAGGGAGGCTACTAGAGCGCCTGCAATTATTCTTTTCATATTATACTCCACAAGCTTGATAAAATCTGGCAAAGTCAAAGCGAGGGTTGCTCTGACGGCAAACCTCTGCCATTTGGATCGCCATTGTTTTGCGCTCTACTAGATTGCTGATAGCGGCGATTTGGTCGGCGATAGCCTTAAAATCTTTTCTGGTCATATTATAAAACCTTTCCTGTAACATTATACTTATTTTTTAAGAATGCCAAGGCACTCTCTACGGTTGGTCGAGCAGCCTCTGTACGGCCATCACCATTTACTGCCATAAACTTGCCACGTGCTTCTTTATAGAATACTGTAAATGGTTCAAGTTTGGCTTTTGGTGCTTTTGCCACTTTCACTGCCTTTGGTGCTTTCGCTTCTACTTTTACAGTAGCCTTAGCTTTCGCTGGCACTTTGACTGGTTTTGGTGCTACCACTTGGTTTACTAGATTTGATAAGTTCATTTTTTGTCTCCTGTTTAAGTATGTGTCCATTATACATGGATTCCAGAAAAAGTCAAGCATTATTTGGTTGCCATAATTGAAACATCAACCAAATCTAAGCCCACAAATTTAAGCATGGTTTCAATCTCGGCTTTGTTCATATGATCCAGAGCCACGGCCATCATATGGATCAAATCGTCATGCTCAATATGCTTTAGAGCCAGCTCTGTATTTCTTCTGGCTTCGTATAGTTCGGTACTGGCTTGGCTCATGATTTTCTCTTTCGTTTTAGTATGGTGCCATTATACATGGATTCCAGAAAAAGTCAAGCACTTTATTGGTTTATTTTCGCTTGACTTTTCGAGCTGGCTGTGTTATACTATAAGGCTCTATTGACTACAAATTTAATATCTTCAAGAGCAGTCTGTAAGTCATTGATTCTGCACTCTTTTTCTTCTAGCTCTACTTCTAGTTCGGCCACTTGAAACTCTGTGCGACTGAGGACTAGCTGTAACTCATTGATTTCACTCTCTTTTTCTTCGTTATCTAAAGTGATGAGCCCGAAGTCTTTATCAAAAGCTTCTTGTAAGTCATTGATTTCTTTATCTTTTTGTTTGATAATGTCATCTAATAATGCTAATTGATTAAGATAGTATAAGTCACTGTTTTGACTAGTTTTTTCAACATACTCTAAGCCGTTGATTACAATAGATAATTTTTTCATAGTGTTTTCTCTTTCTGTTTCGTTATTCAATGATGCTATTATACACTGATCCATAGAAAAGTCAAGCATTATTTCGGATTTTATTTGCAAAAAAGTGCTTGACTTTTTGGCCGGTTGTGATATAATGGAACCACGCCACCCCTGCGTGCGGCTTCCACGATAAGTAAAACTTATTGATCCGTCGCAATCAATAAGAAAATAATGCTTGACTTTTGGTGTGGTTGTGTTATAATGGTTCCACAGTGAGAAAACAAAGAAACCCATGAGCCCACCCCCTGCGTGACGCTTTCGTAGCCCGCTAAGCTCTTGATTATAAAGAGAAAAATAAACCAAAATAATGCTTGACTTTTTGGCCAATTGTGATAGAATGGTGGTATTGTTGCGTATCTCAAAAACGCTCAGAAAAAACTCAATGGAATCAAGAGCTTATGGGAGTGAGAAAAAACTCAATGGAATCAAGAGCTTACAAAAATCTCAATGAAATCAATGGGATAGATGAATTGCTAGTGAAATCAATGGGTTGGAGAAAACTGAATGAAATCAACGGCTTACAGAATATCGTTGTGGATCAATGAGTTGCGTTGAGTTGCTCTGGATCTGGTTGAGGAGCCGGCGGCAACCCGTTGAAAGAAAATAAAAAAATCTCGGCAACGAGTTTAACTCCACACGCTAACACACAATGCGACGCAGTTCCCGAGGTCATAAGTAAAACTTATCAATCCAACGGTATTGATATCGCTTGGTATTGTATGGATTCTGTAAGGACGCTGTGGTACACTATGGACACTATCGGTGCTTACTAAGGCATTGATTATAATAAGGTTTATATCTACTGTCCTTATACTATCAGGTAGCATATACGTTAACCTATTGATTATTATACTCTTATCCTCTACTGTATGGTAAGGTATTGATATCATTAAGGTAAGCATGAGGTAAACTTTTAGGTAATTATTTTTATTTTTATTGTTTTATAATCAATAGGTTAGCGTCAGGTAAAAAATATGGTGATAATGCTTGACTTTCTCCGTGGATTCTGTATAATGGACACATAAATTGATGAGGAGTTATTATGAAGTTATTATCTACAGGCAACCCGAAAGTATTAAAGGGTATGAAGCAAGGTTATAATACCTATATTCTGCATCTTGCACCTGCTGATTTATCTGGTTATGAAACTTGTCCTAAACGGACTAAGGGATGCACTGGTGCTTGTTTGAATATGGCAGGACGTGGTGGTATTTTCAAAGTAGGCACTAACACCAATGTTATTCAGGAAGCACGTAAGCGCAAGACTCGTATGTTTTTTGAGGATCGTGGTCGTTTTATGACTGAATTGGTTGCCGATATTGAATTGGCCATCAAACAATCTGCTAAGTTAGGATTGGTGCCTGTGTTCCGCTTGAATGGTACTTCGGACTTATCGTTTGAAAAGTATGAGGTGGTTCGTGGTGGTGTTGGTTATAAGAATATCTTTGAGGCATTCAGTGAGGTACAATTCTATGATTATACCAAGGTACTAGGTCGCAAAGTTTCAGGTATCAAAAATTATCACCTAACCTTCTCAGCAGCAGACGGTAACGATAAGGACGTATTGAAAGCAATAGCACAAGGTTATAATATCGCTATGGTTTTCGGTATCAATAAAAAGTTACCATTGCCTACTGATTATCTCGGTTTACCTGTTTTTAATGGTGATGAAAGCGATTTGAGATTTTTAGATCCACGTGGTGTTATCGTTGGTTTGTATGCCAAAGGTAAGGCTACTAAAGATACTAGTGGTTTTGTAAAATATCCAACAATTATGTTAAAGGCAGCCTAATATGTTTTTATTAAAAGATTATATCAGCAGAGGTACTACCAATCGTGGTTTGAATTTCCCACGAGCATCTATGTATCATGGCATACCAATGGATAAGCTCGAGGTAACAAAAGTGGTACTTGCCAATCTATATCCAGAAGGTAAATTCCGTATTAGGTATCGTGGTAAGCGTGCTGGCTATCGTGATGGTAGGACTCGGACTCAACACCAACAGGATTGCTTGAAACAATACGCAGAATCCTTTGCTGTTTACTATAGATAATGCTTGACTTATTCCGTGGTTGTGTTACCATGGTTACACTAAATTGATGACGGAGATTATATTATGAATACCCAATTATTAGAAAAGTATGAGGTTCAACCGTTTGCCAACCCAGCGGAGACTGAGTATTTTATCAAGTACCTAGAGCAAGGCGAGCGCAAAGGCCTCGAAGGTTTGGCCAATGTGGTGTATGCTCGGACTTCTACTACCGAACTATTCAAAACCTTACCTCACCTCAAAACCAAGTATGATACAGAACCAGTGCCTAAAGCATTGAAAGCTATCAAACCTCAGGTAACAAAGTCAGTAGTCACTAAGGTAGCAAAAGTAAAAGCACCTAAGGTACAGATTTTCGGTGATGGTGCCGTATACTTCCGACCAGACCGTAACAAGTGGATGGCAGTATACAATGGCAAGGCAGAAGCAGCACGACCAACCTCAGCTGCTGCCTTGGCATTCTTAAAGAAAAAGTATGATATTGATGGTTATGTTGTTGATAAAATTGAGGACTAATTATGACCAAAGAAATTAAATTGCCGTTTGATTGCACGGTGTATGATGACGAACCACAATTGGTACAAAACCCTTTTAGTGGTGAGACCGTGATGTTGGAACCAATGGCTATTGCCGTGTATGATACGGTGATGGGTGCCAATATGATTGGTGACTATAAGACCGTGCAAAAAGGCGTGACATGGTTCCGTAAGTATTTCCCTAAAGAATACATGGTATTATTAGATTAAGGTAAAAATTATGAGATTTGCTCAATTTGAAACAGTAAGTGGTAGTCAGGTAACTATTTTCTTCACTGATAAGGTAACGGTACACCAATACTACCGAAACCGTGATGGTGGGGATGCCGTATGTGTTATGGATGGTCTACACAATAACGGTGGTTGGGAAGTCAAAGGTACATACCAAGAGGTAGTGGATAAAATTATGTATGCAAATGAAATGGGAGTGAAATAATGAGAGCTGTGGTATATTTGGCAGTAGAATTGGAATATGATAGTTCAGTTTTGGAAGGTGAGGTAGACCAATACGCCTATGAATTGATGGGAACATTGGCTAGTAACTTCCCAACACCTCCAGCTGGTGTGACGGTAGAGCAAGTAAGATTTGATAGCAATGGTGTTGTGGTTTTTGATTGAGGTAAAAAATGGCTAAAGGTGATATGGTATACTTGGTGACCAGTTATGGCCGCCATTCTGGTGATGTTGAAAACCTTAGGATATATGAGAGTTTGGTTGAGGCTCAATCATTCAAGGATATATTACAAGAGCAGATTGGTATTGATAATTGCATCATTAGTGTTGATAGCTTTACATTGGAGTAATATATGGAAATGTCCGAATATATCAATGAGCAAAACCTCAAGGCGAAACATGACCTTGAAAAGGATATTGCCTATAAGATGGCCAGTGTAGTGGCCAATCATATCATTAGCCATTATGTGGATGACAAGTTTTATTCGGATGCTCACAATAGTTGGCCTGCTAGGTTTGAGGAAGCTTATAATAGAATGTATGGCGAAAGTGCTTGACTTTTGCCTTGGTTGTGATACAATGGCCACATATTGATACGGAGATTATATTATGTTTATTGATACAAATGTTTTTGATTATGGTTTTGAAGGCCGTTGCCCATCTAAGGCACAAGTGACCAAAGTGGCACGAGCTGGTATGCAGTCAGGTGCCACTAACATTGAGATTTGGTGGGGTGAAAACATGATTGAGATCCAGAAGGCATACAATGGCTCTTGGTTCGGTCGTGGTTGGATCCGTTCAATTAGTGGCCAAGATTTGGCAGAGGAGTTATCCTAGGTGGTGTTTATTAGGTTAGTGAGTTAGGATTATAAATAAGGCATGATATACACAATTTATAAAGCCTATAACACAATCAATGGTAAATCCTATATTGGATTTGATTCCTCTTGGCCTAATAGAATGAAAGACCATGGTAATAGATGTATGACTATGGATTCAGCATTCTATTCAGCTATCCGAAAACATGGTTGGATGAATTTTGTTTGGACAGTATTATATCAATCAAAAGACAAAGACCATACCAAAAATATCATGGAAGAATACTTTATCCGTGATTACAATAGCCATGTGAATGATAACGGATACAATATGACCTATGGTGGTGATGGTGTATCAGGACAAAGTGATGAAACAAAATGGAAACAAGGGTCATCTAATAGAGGCAAGATAAAGGGGCCAATGAGTGATGAAACCAAACAAAAGATTGGTTTGGCCAATAGTCAAAAGAAAAGAACCGAAGCTGAAAAAGAGCACTTAAGGCAGTTGAATATAGGCAAAAAACAAAGTGATGAAACTAAACTAAAAAAGAGTTTGGTATTGAAAGGAAGAAAATCCAATCCACAAGCTGTTCGTGCCTTAGTTGAAAAAATCAGCCTTGACTGGATTGTGACAACACCTAATGGCCAAACCTTAGAGGTTAGGAATTTGGCTAAATTTTGTATTGAAAATGATTTGAATTATAAGAAAATGCAATCAGTCGGAAATGGGAAATACAAACAACACAAAGGTTATAAAGTTTCAAAAAGTGCTTGACTTTTACCACAATTAGTGTATAATGGTTACATAATTTGATTGGAGATGTATATGAGTGAAAAATTTGTAATGAAGGCAGGAACATACTACCTTGGCGATTTATGTTACTGTATGCACGCTGAATGGAAAGAGGTCTGTGGCCTATTGTTTGCAGGCCGTGATGACCATGGTTGTAATGAAGGTGTATTCAATCTAAAAGACGGCCGTACCTTTGCCATATACAATACGGCCTTTGGTGATGGTGTGTACCTAGATAATTTTGGTGCTGAGTATATGGTTGACGCTGGTTGCATTGGTTGTATCAAAGTAAGTGACATTGACCTTGATAATCCAGACAATTTCCTAACAGGCGGACAGATTGTCGGCTTTGATAATGATTTTAATGTTGATACGGACGGTGCCTTGTTGACCTTTGGCCATATCCGTATTGACACCGACCCTTATTATGAGGATGATGAGGAATAATGTTTGAATTATACATTACAAGGTTTTTGCAATTAGTCACGTTAGGCCTGCTTGGTGTATGTTGGTATAAGGCATATGATGCCTTTACATTACACCAGTATGGTTTGACTGGCACATACCTATGCCTTTCATTCAGCTGTTTCATGCTATTGCTTATGAGCCGTATCATTGTTGAAATGGAAAAACAAATGATTGAGATTAGGGAAAAAAATGGCACTTCAAGTTATTAAAGAGATTACAGAATGGAAGGTTGACTATCGGCAACCTAACCATGTGTACCTGATGGATGGTGACAAGGTTGTGGCCTATCAAAAATGGGGTGAGGGTGAACCAATCTATTTTGATACCAAACGTAAACTTGACAAGCGATACCGTAAATTTGAACCTGTGAAAGTATCACCATTTAAGGAACTACAATGACATATAAAGACCTATTGCTACGCCTGAGTGCCATGAGCAACGAGGAACTAGAGATGACAGCAACGGTATGGGTATCAGATACGGACGAGTTTTGGAGTGTCCGTTATGTGTTGGAAAATCCAGAGGCTGATGTGCTTGATTTAGGCCATCCATATATGGCCATTTAGTGCTTGACTTTTGCCACCATTGTGATATAATGGTTACTTAATTGATACGGAGATTATTATGAAAATTGAACAAACAGGCAAACGAGTATTCCAACCAATCACCATTACAATACAGACTGAGAGAGAGGCTGAGATTGTAATGGCTATCATGTCACGCATTGGTGGTGATATGTATGAGTCCCCACGTTATATCGCTGATGTGATATACAATGAGTTATTAAAATTTGGTATTGATTATCGGAATGATAAATTCAAAGAAAAATTCCCAGCACGTGGTTCAGTCCAGTTTGAGAATTTTCAATACTAGTGCTTGACTTTTACCATGGTTCATGTATAATGGCCACATACTAACACAGGAGATAATGATATGCCAAATTGGTGCTCAAACGGTTTAACCCTTTCACATGATGACCCAGCGATGATTACAAAAGCTGCTGAGGCTCTCAAAGCAGGCAATTTCCTTGATACATTTATTCCAATTCCTGCTGAGTTGAAAGAGACCACATCACCAGCTAAAGAGGGTTCACCAAGTGTGGAGTTTAATGGTACACAATATAGTGACTGGTATTCATTCTGTGTAAATGAATGGGGCACCAAGTGGGATATTGAGTCCTACAATGATCCAGAAATATCGGAGAGTGGTCTTTCATTAGATGCCTCCTTTGATACGGCATGGTCACCACCTATCGAAGCGTACCGTAAGTTGGACGAGATGGGGTTTACAGTCAAGGCCGTATACTATGAGCCTGGCATGGGTTTCTGTGGTGATTATTCCACTGATGGTGATGAGCAATTCTATGATTACAGTGGCCTAAGTGCTGATGAAGCAGAGGCAGAGATTCCTGAATACATTAACGAGTATTTTAACATCACAGAGTTTATGCGTGAATGGGAAGAGGAACAGATTGGAGATGATGAATAATGGGTTTCTTTACGGCTCTTGGCTTAATCTTTATAACCCTTAAATTGATGGGGTTTATTACATGGTCATGGTGGTTGGTTCTATTGCCGCTCTATGCTGATATTCTAATTTTATTGACTATTGTTATTGGTGCCATTGTTTCGCTGGTATAAAATAATGCTTGACTTTTGCCATGGTTGGTGTATAATGGACACATACTGAATAAGGAGACAAAAAGATGGATATCAAAACAGCGTGTGACTATGTATCAAAATTGGCAAATAAGCATGATACAGGCATCCTTGAAGTGTTGATTGATTATAAGAATGGTATTGACGAGTCTGGTTTTAACCATGACTTGACTATTGATGAAAATTTGGCTTGCCGTGTGTTTATGGCAGCTGGTGCTCAAATGTTTGCGGAGGTGTAATATGGGAACACGTAGCTTAACTTATGTGTATGATAGTTATAAAAATGAACAAGGCAATAAGGTAAACGTACCGATTGTATGCCTATACCGCCAATATGATGGTTATGTTGATGGCCATGGTGCTGAATTAGCTGATTTTCTTGCCAATGGTAAAATTGTCAATGGTATTGGTATTGATGAGGCTGAAGGTGTATGGAATGGCATGGGGTGCCTTGCGGCTAGTCTAGTTGCTTACTTCAAAAAAGAGCCAGGTAACTTCTACCTTCATGCACCAATCCTTAATCGTGATGACTGGCAAGAGTTTGAGTACCATGTATTTGCTGACAAGGTGATTGTGTATGCTATTGGTTCAAACAATGATAATGTATTGTTTGAAGGCGACTATCGAGCCTTTGCTAAGTTCTGTTGGGGCTCAAATGATAATGTAGATGGTTCAAAGAGCATTGAGGTAGATGACCAAGATGCTGTTAAGGAAGCACTACAAGCAGGTGAAGTGGTGGTGACTTTTGTTAAGAAAGATGGTAACAACCGTGTAATGCGTGGCACTACACATCCAGGTATCATTCCTGAGCAGTTCACACCTAAAGGTACACGAGCTCATTCAGGTGATGTTCAACCAATTTTTGACCTAGACGAACAACACTGGAAGTCTTTCCGTTGGGATAGTCTAGTATCAGTAAAGGCGGCATAATGTGGTACTTTATTAGATTTATTCTGTTATGGTGTGCCATGCTAACTGTATTGGCACACTATAATGTACCACCTATTGGTATGTGGATTGCTTACATAATCTATATCCTACATGGTTGGAATGAAATTTTCGATTGTTATAGAAAGTGGTTAAAATAATGGGATATCAATACGCTATTGACACTACACAACCACACCTTGGTGGTAACTTGGTTGAAGGTGATTATAACACCTTCTCACCGAGTGTGTGGGATTATGTGACTGACAGGTTTGCTCTTAAGAGCGTCCTTGATTTGGGTTGCGGTCTAGGTTACTCTAGCCATTACTTTCATAAAAAAGGATTGAATGTTGTTGCGGTTGATGGTATGTTGGAAAATGTAACCAATTCGGTATATCCATCATTGTTGGTTGACCTGACAAAGGATAAGATTACAACCAAAGTGGATTTGGTGTATTGTGTTGAAGTTGTTGAGCACATTGAGGAACAATACCTTGACAACCTATTAGCATCCCTTGCTTGTGGTAAGTTCATACTAATGACTAATGCTTTGCCAGGTCAAGGCGGTCACCATCATGTGAATGAGCAACACACCGACTATTGGATTGAGCATCTTAAACGATATAATTGTGAATACTTGCCTGGCGACTCGGATAAGATTAAGAAGTTGGCAGACATTGATGGTGCTTGGTGGATTAGACAGACCGGCTCTATATTTGTGAACAGAAACTTTGATTAAAGGATTTATATGAGTTATATGAAAAATCTATACGAGGATATTTGGGAGATGCACTGCTCTGACCCAATGATGGATAACTTAAGGATCGCTGAGATGCTTGATTGTCCACTTGATTGGGTTGAGAGTGCATTGAAAGACCACTACGATAATTTAGCCGAACGGAACGGTCACTAAATGGAAAACATTGAGTTGAGGTGGGTTGAGAGACCATTTATTATACCGAACGGCCAATTTGGTGCCGGTATGACTGATACAATCAAAGTATTACAATACCGTAAGTATTATGATAGTAGTGCCTATGCGGGTCTTTATGATGTGCATTTCCCTAATAGCTTACAATGGTCGGAATGGACTGATGTACCTACAACAATAGAATAATAAGGATAATATATGACTGAACCATTAGTATTCATTGGGAAACCTAATGTAAACAATATGTTGCATGCAAAAGAGTTTGATACTCCCAAGAAAGCCGTTGACTATATCAACAGCCTATTGCCTGATGACTACCCCACAATACCATTGGAAGATGCCTTCTTGATTGGTAAAGTGTATGAAAAGTCTGGCAATACAGATTGGTTAGCAAAAAAGAAACCCGTTGGTAGACCTAAGAAAGTGAGAAAATAATGTTTAATAATGTATATTTTAGAGTGTTTGTTGGTATTGTTAGTATTGGCCTATTGGCTAGTTCTTTCTATTGGGGTGTATACAAACATGACTATGCTCAAGCGTGTTATGATATCCTATTGGTCATGTTGATGGACAAAGGTGACTGATGCCTTGGTATGCAGTATTAAAAATGTTACCCGCTGGTTACGATAATAGAGTCCAGCAGGTTTGGTATCTTGATAAGACATACAGAGTGTCCTCACATAATCAAGAGACCACGGCAGTCCACACACCTCACCTTGAAACTAAAGTGTGGTACTTAAACAAAAACATGGCAAGGCGCCTGTTTGATAAGCCTTACTATGTGTTTGAGCAAGATGATGTTGCCCAAGAGGATGAATTCGTGATGCAACCGTACCATAAACAGGCCATTGCTGCTTATAAGCAATACAAGCAGGAAGAATTGGATCAAAGGTTGAAATATAACCAAGAAATTGGCGACATCAAACGAGAAGTTGAGAAACTTCGTAGCGGTGGTTGGTCATACGATAATATCTAAATGGCTCTTGACAAGAGTGCCAATTAGTGTATAATCCACTATGCTTCCCAATGATATGAATACCTAGGGGCTCCAAAGCCCCAATACCCCTATTGGTTTAGATATATCACCAAAACTAAACTCATGGTTTAGTTCCAATCACAATAATAAACTGCTTGACTTTTGCCATTATTCGTGTATAATGGTTACATAATTTGAAAGGACATAGTATGGCGGATCCAGTAACACCAAGCACATTAGATAAGATGATTACATTGGCTGTCAAGGCTCACAGAGGACAAGTGGACAAAGGCGGGATGCCATATATTCTACACCCATTGGCCGTGATGGGCATGATTAGTTCTACTGATGACATTGAATTGCTTTGTATTGCAGTAGGCCATGACCTATTAGAGGACACAGAAGTTACCGAGAAAACTCTCGGTGAATGGGGTTTCACTGACCGTGTGATTGATGGTATTATAGCACTGACAAAGATGGATGGTGAACCTTACGAGTTATACAAATACAGAGTGAAGGCAAACCCCGATGCTGTTAGAGTTAAGATATGTGACCTATCACACAACATGGACTTATCACGATTAGGTCGTAAGCCTACTGATGCTGAAGTTGAACGATATGAGCGATATGCAAAATTTAAGTTGGAGTTGTTAGAATTATGATAAAAAGAAACCAATTAGGAGTGTTGTTTAATTCATTCCAAGGGAAATACAAGAAAGTATTATGTGTATGCTCGGCTGGGTGCCTACGAAGTCCAACAGCGGCACATATACTATCGAGTCCACCTTGGAACTTTAACACTAGGGCAGTTGGATTGTCTAAAGAGTATGCTATTGTGCCTATTACAGATGCCTTAATTGCATGGGCTGATATTATTATTGTAATGGATAGTGATATGGTTAAACAGGTCAATGATATGCAAGTTGCATTGGCAAGTAACTACGACAGTACCTTTGAGATGGATTATAAGCAAGTATTTAACCTTGAGATTGAGGATGATTATGACTATAGGCATCCAGACTTGGTTAAGATTATGACTGCTAAATTTACAGAGATGTTTGGAGATGGAAATGAAGCGTAGCGAGTTGTTACAGGTGTTGGAGTTTTATGCTAACCAGAAAAATTGGCAATCACCTTCAACCGGTTTTGCGGCACAATATGATCCAGAGCCATCACCTATTGATAAAGACAAGGGATTGATGGCACGTTTGGCTATTAAAAGTTTGGAAGACGGTGAAGTATGAGCATTATCATTCACAATATATCAGGCGATGACTTTGATGTCACTGGTCTAAACAAGTACCAAGTCCGTATCAATCAAAAGGTTATTGCTGAGTTTGAGCATACACGCTCAGATGGTTTGGCAGAGTGCCTACGAAAGGCCGCTATTGCTGTTGAACAACCAGACCGACTTGAGAATACAAACGATAAGGAATTGTTAGAATTTATCATAAAAACAGCTCATGCTTTTTGAAAATAATGCTTGACTTTTGCCACTATTAGTGTATAATGGTCACATAGTTGATTAGGAGATAGTATGAAACAAACAAAATTTCAAGTAGGCAATATGGTATGTAATGGTTTCAATGAGGCAGTATCATATGCCAATTTTATGTATCAAATTAGTGGTATCATTCTAGGCATCGTGGAGATTAAATAATGTTTGTATTACGCAAAGTTGGTGAGTATTACCGTGTATACTATGGCCAAGTTCGTATGAATGGTGCCGTTGTTAAGATGGATGAAGTTGAGGACTTCGAAGGCACATTGGCGGAATGTGAGAAATACATTGAAGAGCAATGTGCCGGTGATAATGTGGATCCAGCATAATGGATCAATTATCTTATTTGGTTG